TCAGCGTCCCTGGAAGCTCAAGAGCGTCAGTGCCCGGCCGTAGGCGCGGCTGCGTTCTTCGGCGCTGCCGGCAAAGCGGGCGAGCATGCTCAGGATCTCTTCGAGCTCATGACGCTGGTGTGCGTCCAGCACCACCAGGTGGTTCAGCTCGCGCGCCAGTTGGTCGTTGGCGCGCTGGTCGTCGCGGATGAGCGCGCGCACCAGGCGCACATCGTCGTTGCCATACGGGTTGTTGCAGATTTCGTGTGCGGCGCTGTTCGCAGCGGACTGCTCGTCGTCCGCCTGGACTTCCAGCCTGTAGGCGATCTCGTAGGTCTTCACGTCCTGTCCTTGTTCTTATCAGAAGCGCAGAAGGCGTATCCCCCGAATGGATGATCCGCCTGGATGTGAAGTACACCGAATTGTTTAATCTGGCACAACTGGTAGATGTGACAGCGAGACCTCACGACCGATTATTGGCTGCTTATTTGTCTGGGCAGCGTCCAGCCGTCCGCGGAGGTGTAGATCGGCGTTCCACCGATGCGGCGGGTGCATTCGTCCATCAGGTAGCCGGCTTGGCAGACCATGGACTGGAGGGTCTGGCCGATCACGGCCGGATCCTTGGCGCCGCCGTGCGCCAGGGTGCTGCTGAGTTTCTTGGCCGCGAGCATCAACTGGGCGGAGTCGGCCAGGAGTGCGGCCAGCTCGCGCGCGAGCTCCAGGTCAATCGGGGGTTTGTTCATTGGGGGCATCCTCGTTGGGGGAGGCGATCATGACAGGCGAGTGTTGCAGCTTGCTGCGCCGCGGGTCTCAGCCAAGGTGGGGGCGCAGGAGCGCGAGCAGTAACCCGACCGCGCCCGAACCCAGCACCACCGGGATCACCCCGACTTTGAATCGGAATAGCGCAAGCGCTGCGGCCAGGCCAATCAGTGCTGAAACGACATCGAAGCTTCCGGCCAGACCTTGCGGCCACAAGACGTGGTAAGCGAAGAAGACCGCCAGATTCACGATCACCCCGACGACTGCGGCGGTGATGCCCGTCAGGGCGGCGGTGAAGCGCAGGTTGCCGTGGGTGGACTCGATGAAAGGGCCGCCCAGCAGGATGAAGCAGAACGAGGGCAGGAAGGTGAAGAAGGTCACCACGCAGGCCGCCGCAGCGCCGCCCAGGAACAAGGCGTCGGCGCCGAAGACCTGTTTGGTCCAGCCGCCCACGAAGCCGACGAAGGACACGACCATGATCAGCGGCCCGGGGGTCGTCTCGCCCAGCGCCAGGCCATCGATCATCTGCGTGCCCGAAAGCCAGCCGTAGTGATCAACCGCCCCTTGATAGACATAGGGCAGGACCGCGTACGCGCCGCCGAAAGTCAGCAGCGCGGCCTTGGTAAAGAACCATCCCATTTGCGTCAACACGCCCTGCCAGCCGAGTAGCGCTGTGAGTGCGCCGATCGCCAGGCCCCATAGCCCCAGGCAGACGATAAGCACCTTGCGGAAACGCGCCCAGGAAAAGAGTGCGTGGCCGGGCGTGGGCGTGTCGTCGTCGATCAGCGCTGCTTGATGTGCCCCGGCTTTCTTGGCGTGACCGCCCCCGACGGCGAACTTTTCCGGCGCGAGTCGTCCGCCCGCGTAGCCGATCAGGCCGGCGGCCAAGACGATGAGCGGGAAGGGCGCCTTGAGCGCAAAGATCGCCACGAAAGCCGCCGCGGCAATGCACCACAGGCTGGCGTTCTTCAACGCGCGTGACCCGATCCGGTACGCAGCGTGAATTACCAGCGCCGTGACGGCAGGCTTGATTCCATGGAACAGGCCTGCGACGACCGGCAGATTGCCGAAAGCCATATAGATCCAGGAGAGCCCGATCAGGATCAGCAGCGAGGGAAGGACAAACAGCCCCCCCGCCACGATCCCGCCCCAGGTCCGGTGCATCAGCCACCCGATGTAAGTCGCCAACTGTTGCGCCTCGGGTCCCGGCAGGACCATGCAGTAGTTCAATGCGTGCAGGAAGCGCCGCTCCGAGATCCAGCGCCGACGCTCGACCAGCTCCTCATGCATGATCGCGATCTGTCCGGCCGGCCCGCCGAAGCTGATGAAGCCAAGCTTCAGCCAATAGGCGAAAGCCTCAGCGCGGGTCACGGGCTGCGGTGCGGTATCCGGCAAGGAGAGAGTGTCTGCGGTCATGCGGCGTGCGGGCGGCGAACGTATGTAGGTTGTCGAAGGCGAAGGCCTGCGAGGTCATCCGCAAGCTCATCGCTCGGAAGCAGTCCGGCAGGTAGCGCGACGCTCCGACGAGCGCGCGGAATCGTAGCGCAGCGAAGTTGCCACACGCCGATGTGGATGCGACGGTGTGGCGCGTGGGCCAACCGGGAGGGGGCTGCGTCACGCGATGGCGGCAGAGGTGGCTCGCCCGCCAATGATCCGGGAGGCTTGGCTCGTGGTTCGCGCGAAAGGTCCGATCTCGACAGATCAGTTGCCTGCGCCAGGCCGAGCTGGACGGGATGGTTCCGGGTACCGCATACATCGCTGTCGCGAACGCCCTGAAACCCCGAAAAATCAGGGGCCTGGCGTTCTCCGTGCGGATGTCGGCACAAGGATTTCGCGCCAAGGCCTACGAAAGTTATTGACAGCTTTTTCCATGTCGTCTAATATCTCGTTTCTCTGACGCGGGGTGGAGCAGTCTGGCAGCTCGTCGGGCTCATAACCCGAAGGTCACAGGTTCAAATCCTGTCCCCGCAACCAACGCCATTTGACAAGCGCCGGCCAGTCCGGCGCTTGTCATTTGTGCCGTCAGGGTTCCATCCTCCGGAACCAGACGCACTTCCCCGAGCAGCTCGCGCAAGGCATCTCGCGCGGCCGCCACGTCCTCGACTGCTTCCAGTCGGGCGACCATATCCCGGAAAATCTCTCTTGCGCGCGGCAGCATCTGCGACGGCTCAAAGGCCTCGATCGCAGCGAGGGCGGCCTGCGCGTCGTCGCGCTTTCCCTCTGCCTCCAGCAGTGCCTGCTTTGTCGACGCCGTGAAGATGCCCGCTTTGATGGCGTTCATGATGTTGTCGACATCGCGTTGCGCCGCCTGCAGCTTGCGTCTTGCATCTTGCGGGTCGGGGCGCGCTTGGCGCAGCAGCGCGCGCACTTCCTGTTCGAACCGGCGGTAGGCCTCGTCGGTCAGCATCGACGCCTTCACGTGCTCGAGCAGCACCCGCTCGATGGTTGTGCGACGGACCTTGAGTCCGTTGCTGCACACGGCCGGGCCGCGGTCTTTGTGGATCGAGCAGGCGTAGCGGTGGCGGTCGGCGATGGTGTAGGCGCCGCCGCACACGCCGCAGGTAAGCAGCCCCGACAGAATGTAGCGAGACTTTCCGCCGCCAGACGGGCGGCCCTTTGCGCGCTTGGTGATCGTCTCAGCCTTCGCCGTCTTGGCGCGCGCCTGGCATGCCTCCCACGTTTCGTCATCGACGATGCGCAGTGCCGGGTCTTCGGTGATCACCCATTCAGATTTGGGGCGCAGCGTCCGCAAGCGGCGGCCCGTCAGCGGGTCCTTCACCCAAGCCGTTTTGTTCCAGATAAGGCGCCCCACGTAGATCGCGTTACCCAGCATGCCGGTGCCCTGGGCGGCTGGATAGATGGCGCTGTGCGCCCACGTGCTGCCGCGCGGGCTTGGCACGCGGTCGCGGTTGAGCTCGTCGGCGATCTGCCGCGGCGAGATCCCCGCGGCATAACGCTTGAAGATCCGTCGGACGACGCAGGCCTCCTCCTCGACCACTTCGCGCCGGAAGCCGTCGGGCGTCGCGACGGACCGGTATCCGTACGGCAGGCCCCCTGCGGAGAACCCGGCGAGCGCCTGGCCCTTCAGGCCCCGGTGCGTCTTCTTCGCAAGGTCGTCCAAGTACAGCTCACTCATCAGGCCGCGCAGCCCGGTCTCGACCTTGTAGCCGTCGCGCGCTGTGTCCACGCCATCCGAAACCCCGATCACCCGCACGCCTGCGAACCGCAATGAGCGGATCGCCTGCGCCGATTCGATCGAGTCGCGCGAAAGCCGCGACAGGTCATCGACGAGCAGCACGTCGAACGCGCCGACGTCGGCCGCCGCCAGCATGGCGATATATCCCGGCCGGTCCGACCGCGCTCCGGACATGGCCTGGTCCTGGTACAGGGCCGGCGTGGGCCAGCCTTGGCGGTCGCAGTAGTGCTCGACGTTCCGGAGCTGGTCGCGGATCGAGGTCTCTTTCTGGTTGTCCGAAGAGAAGCGGCAGTAAGCGGCGGTGCGCATGGGCGGGATTCTAGGCAGGCGTTGCGGCCTGTTGAATGACGGGATTTGTACGCTCAGGCGCGGATTGGCTCTGCGCCTGGCGTTGCTGCTGCAAATGAGCTTGCACCGCCTGGCGCGCCAGGAGCTGGATGAGGGTGTTGTGGGCGGGGGTCATGCACCACCACCTTCCTGGGCGAGCATTGCTTTGAGCACCGCCTGAGCCTCGATCTGTGCGTCGCGGGCAACGTCCATTTGATGGGCGACGATCTGGATCTGACGGCGCTTGCGAGCGATCAGGCCTTCGAGCGCTTCGACCTTTGTGCGGCGGACGGCGCGAGAGCCGGACTGAAGCGCGAACTTCAGCTTCTTGCGCGTGAGGTGCGGCCAAGTGATACAGCGCAGCCATGCGCCGCACGGAGTTAACTTGACCGCCTCGTACTCGACGAACCCGATCGTGACGCCGCAATAGGTCTCGCTGCCATCGTCGATGTAGCGCTCCTCGGCGCGCCACCACTTGTCGCCAATGGCCGGCGCTGGAGTGTTTCGGAGCGCGGTCATGCGGCACCACCTTCTTTCGTGCGTGCGTAAAGCACCACGACGTCCGGATCGTTGCGACATTCATCAGAGACCTGCGACCAGTGCGGACGGCTGCCTGTCGCGGCGTCATTACAGAAATATCCGACAGCCCTGAACCCCGCGCTCGGCTGCTGGGCGCGGCGGTTCCAGTATTCTGGCTCGGCGCACGCTGAACAGTTCGTGCATTCGATATAGCGCCAGTTGCTTCCGTCCGCGCTCTTACCGATGGATTCGCCGACATCGGCGCTCCCGCAGAACGCGCACGGCAGCAGCTCTTGTTCGTTCGTAGTCATTGCTGCTCCTCGGCGATGGCGGCGCGCTTGCTGAACCGGCGGGGGAAAAAGTCGCAGTAAGTGTCGGTCTGCGCTTGGGCGTAAAAGGCGACGCAGTGCCTCACATGGGTGCAGTCGCCACAGGACTTTCCGTCCGGCAGCGCCATGCAGGTTTTGTCGTTGCAGGCCGCGTCTGCGCAGCATCCGTGCGTGTGTTTGCTCACGGCTTCGACTCCTCTCTGCCCGTCAGCGCTGGCCACAGCGCGAGTGGCGTGTCATAGCCAAGCATCAGCGGATGCCTGGGGTCTCCAGATGCGGTTAGGCCAAAGTGCATCACCGGCTTGCCGCTGCTGCGCAGGAGGTGGAGCAGCGCACTCAGTCTCGTGCGCATCGGCTTGATCACCTTGTTGGACTGCCCCCAGCACGGGACCAGAACGTCGGCGTCGGCGATGATCTGCTGAAGGTTGCGCAGGTTGTCGGGCCCGACTGCATCCTTGGCGTGGCGGAGGGCGTCGACGTCGGTAGCCCTGAAGGCGAATGCGTTTCCGACGATGAATCGGTGCCCGCCGTTGCGGACGGTGAAGCCCCTCCACTTGCGCACTGTTGCGTCGTCGATCGTGGCGTCGGCAGTGCTCGGATTGATGCCAAAGTACGCGAAGACTTTGCTGCCGCTGAACGGCATGCCGCAGTCGCGTTCAAGTCGGTAGCGATACTGGCCGCACTCGCTAATGATCGCGCTCATGCCACCATCCTTTCTTCGTGAGCAAAGTTCGCCCGCGCGAGCGCTTCAGCCTCGGGCGGAGAGACGCTGTTGCCGCACATGCGCACTTGCGCGGTCGCGGACAACTTGATGCGGGGGACAGACAGCGGGTCCGCGACCTGGACGCCATTGACGAACAGCAGCGAGGGGTCGGGGATCTCGTCGATCACGTATTCGGGCGGGAAGCCCTGGGCGCGATACAGCTCGGGCGCCTTGAGCATCCGCAGGGTGATGTCGACCAGCACGTACTCGCCGACCAGCACCAGGTCCGCGGGCTCGGGGAAGTGCTCCGGCAGGAAGCGGTGTAGGAGTGACGCGCACTGGCGCGCCTTATCGAGCAGCTCGGGCGCGATGCAACCGGCCGAGACCTGGACCGTTTGCACGAGCCCCATACGGCCTTTGGTTGGCAGTGTGTGCATGGGCTCGGCCACGTCTTGCCACTGGCCGCCGCTGCTGTAGTACTTCACCAGGTAGGCCGAGACGAGACGCTGCTGGCTGCCGCTTGCGGTGATGGTCGAGGCCGGCTCCGCGACCGAACGACCGTCGCCGTCGTAGAAGCCGCCATTCGCCTGCTCAAGGAACGCGGTCACCAAGGCGCGCTTGACGCCACCCGCAACGACAGTGCCCATGGGTTCGTTGCAGCCGTGAGTGCGCGCCTCCTGACCCGGCCGCTCTCCGTACCCGACGGTGACCATGTGCGCCGCGACCAGTGCTTGTTCGCCACGGTTGGCGGCCGTGATGGTCGGAATCGGTTGATCGCACGGATGCCCGCTGCGCTCGCCGTGGTGAGTCAGGTGCGTGAGGTGCGCGGCCATGAGCGCGTGGTGGGTGCCGCCCGCGGAGACTGTCGATAGCGGGTGGTCCACGGCGTGGCCGACCAGATGCGAGCCTGATGTGCCACGGAGTGGCGCGAGCGCGGGAGCAACGAGCGAGAAGTGCCCACCCTTCACCTGGGCGCAGATCGTCCGCAGCGGCTCGTCCGCCGACATCGTTCGTTGGTTGCTGGCGTTGGCGTGCTCGGTGAGGAACGGAGCCAGGCTGGCCGCAGCCACCGCGAGCGGTGCGCAGCCGCCCGGGCGCTTGACGAAGCTATTGGCGGTGACCGTCGGCATCGGAGCGTCGATGGCGCTGCCCGCACTGTCCGCGCGGTACTTGGCAACGAACGGCGCCGCCTTCTCGACGATGAATGGCTCCGGGTTGGTCAGGACGTGGCGCCACAGCCCCTTCGCCACACGGCGCAAGGTGTTGTCCGCGAGTGGCTTCTGACGTCCGAACACGCTTTGCGCCGGCAGACTGAAGTCGATGCACTCGGCGGCGGTTCGCCAGGGTTTTGCGCGTCCGATACGTACATCCTTGGAGTCTGGCGCACCGTGCGTCGGCGCCGGCCAGACGATCGGCAAACCATCGCGGCGAGCGATCAGGAACAGGCGCTTGCGGATTGTCGGTGCGCCCGCGTTGCAAGCACGGCGCTCCTTCCACTCGACCGCATAGCCATGCTGGCGGAGCTGCCGCACGAAGCTCTCGAAGGTGCGGCCCTTTCGCTTCGGGTCCGGCCTGGCCGTCCCGTCCTCGTCGATCACGAGCGGCCCCCATGTGGTGAACTCCTCGACGTTTTCCAGCATGAGCACACGGGGGCGCGTGAGTGCGACCCAGCGCATTCCCACCCACGCCAGGCCGCGGATGTGTTTCGATACCGGCGTCCCGCCCTTTGCCTTGCTGAAGTGCTTGCAGTCGGGAGAAAGCCATACGAGGCCCACGGGCCAGTTGCCCGTGACGGCGACTGGATCCACGTCCCACACGCTTTGCAGCATGTGCTGCGTGCGGGGGTGGTTCATTGCGTGCATCGCGAGCGCTTCGGGGTCGTGATTGATTGCGATATCGACCGGTCGGCCGAGTGCGGCTTCAAGTCCGGTGCTTGCCCCGCCGCCTCCGGCGAAGTTGTCGATCACGAGCTCGTGAAACAAATCGAGCCGCCTGGCGCCGTAGTCGTGTCCGATCATGCTCAGCCGCCTATTCCTGGGGGAAATCGTCGGGAACGAAGCCCGGGGGGAAGGCCTTGGCCCGCAGGGCTGCACGCTCAGCGGCTGCGCGCTCGATCTCCTGCAGCATTGCCTCGGCGGCGCCGAAGACATCGCTTGTGCAGCGGATGCGAGGGCCGGCGTAGTGCCAGCGCGGGCTGTCGGAGTCGTCCGCGTGCGGCGGCTCGGGCCACTCGGTGAAGTGATCTACGACCATGAGCTGCAGCCACTCGAAAGCGGAGTGGTCCTCCCACTCTTTGTCCCAATAGCCACCCCAGAACCCGACGGCGGGCGTGCCCTTCAGCACTTGGATGTAGCCGCGGCGCATCCACTCGCGACGCGCCTCTCGGCTGCGACAGAATCCGTCCGCGCGGTCGCGGTGCTTGTGGTCGAAGCGGCGCGGATTGAAAGTCCAGGACGGCGGGTCTTGCCGGTCCGTCAGGAATAGTCGGTCTTCGCTGATGTGGCCGAGCGCGGCCAGCCGCTTGAGGTATGGCACCGCCCGCTTGCAGTGCTTCTTGAGGATTCGTTTGTTCATCCTCAGCTCCGCAGCCGGTGGGTGGAAACCGTCCAGCCTGGCCGGCGATCGATCAGCAGGCGGCCGGTGCGGGTGCGCACTGAGATGTCGTCGTCGGGCGTCTCGATCGATAGCGTGACGTCGCAACCGAAGTGGCGCTCGAGCACGGCGCGCAGCTCGTGCTCATACGCGAGGAAGGCGCGGCGGTCTTGCGGCAGCAGGAGGCGCACGTAGCCGGGCGTGACCTCGATCGGCTCGCAGGCCAGGGCAAGCACTCGCGGGCGGCCGATCATGTGCATGTCGTCGATCAGCTCGGGCCAGTCGTTACAGTGGGCGGCGCTCATGCCTCGCGCCCTCCGTCGGCTGTCAGATGAATGAAGCGACCAAGGAATCGGGCCGCGGCTTCATCGGGATTGAGGACGCCAACGAGTAGGCTTTCCGCCGGCGCAATGCCCTCCAGGATGGCCCAAGGTGTGGGGTCGTCCGGAATGAGCTTCATGCGCTCCGTCGCCAATACGCGGAGGTCCGCGTGCTTCACCTCGGGTGACATCTTCGACGGCAAGCCAAACCGGGTGCGGATCGCCCAATTGACGCCCTGCTCGATCGCGCGGTAGTCGCCAAGCAGCATCTTCAACGGCTGCACGCAGTCGCCGATGTAGGCTTCGGCGGCGTCGTGCAGCAGGCCTTCGAGCTTGAACTCAATGGGGAGCAGATCGCAAACCGCGATGCTGTGCTCGGCCACGCTGTGGAAGCGCGCGCAGTGCCCGTTGAAGCGGCACAGCTTGCCGAGTGCGTGGGCGATGTCTTGGATGCAGACCACATCCGGGTCTATATCGCGGAAATCGAAGTGCTTGCCCGTGTAGGTGAGGATCCAGCTCATGCCGTCACCTCGCCGAGCCAGCGCTTCAGAGTCTCAACCGCCGGCGTTCGGCGCGGGTAGCCTGCGTCCGCCACGTACATCAACGCCGGCATGTCCAGCAGGTTGCCGTCCACATCGGTGATGAAGTCGGGTCCGCTCGCCTGGTGGCGACCGGAGCCTTGGCAGGCGCCGCACGTCACGATGTCGTGTTCGTGCACCACGTCGCCCTCGCCGGAGCAGCGCCGGCATTGCGCCGAGCCCTGTGTGCTCCAGAACACCAGGCCACCCGAAAGCCTGTAGGCCTCCGCGGTGCGATGGGGCATGGTCTCCATCGTCTCGGGCTTGATGTTGCTGTTGATGTGCTTCAACTCCGCCTTGACCAGCGGGGCCTTGTTGCCAGCCATGGCGGCGGCGAGCGTTTCATTCGGGGTCATGGTGGGCCTCAGTTACGGAGCGCGCCGACCAGCGCAACGAAGTCGCTGTGCTGGGCCGATTCAATGCGCGCGAAGCAGACCGGTTCGGGCTGCGACCAGAGAACGTCGTCACCCGACAGGGCGTCGAGCACGACAAGAAGCTGCGGCGGGCGGAATTCGGTGTTCAGCGTGACGGTGCAATCGCACTCGAGTACGTCGCGACTCTCGGCGGCCTCGTCGGCGCTGGAGAACTCGATTTGCCCCGGGCGAAACTGGATCAGCAGCGTGGGCTGCTTCTGGCCGGCGGTAGCGACGGCGGCGCCACGGATGGCGCGGATCAGCGGTTCGCGCGGGATGGTGGCGATCGGCCGTTTCTCGCGCCCGTTGAAGATGCGGTCCGTGTCCGGATAGGTGGCGTCGATCACGCGCGAGACGATGCGCACGTTCCCGCTCTTGAGCTCAACGGTGTGCGTGCCTGGCCGGATCTGCCATTGCCCGTCGTCCAGGGCGGCAACGGTGTGCGACGGCAGGATCAGGTCGATGTCCGCATCCACGCCTTGCGTGTCGGAGCGCAGCATCAGCACCGCATTCGAAGCTTCCACGCGCAACGCGTTATCGCGGGCAAAGACGTGCACGCCGGTCATGAAGGGCCGCGAGTGGTCTTTGCTCACCGCCGGGGCCACGCGGCGCAGCGCATGGGCGGCCACGTCCACCGCAACGCCCGCAGGCTCAAAGGCCTGAAACGGATAATTGCTGACCGGGCGAATCGGCAGCATGTGGCGAGAGCCGCCCGCACGCAGGGACAAACGGCCGTCCTTGATGTCGGTGCGCAGCTCCGCGTCGGGCGGCATGACGGCCAGCGCGCTGGTGAGGCGCTGCGCCGGCACGCATCCGCTGATGTCCAGCTCCACCGGCAGGCTCAGCTCGATGATGTTGTCGCCACCCGTGACGCGGCCTTCGGAGAAGCAGAGGTCCGTGAGGACAGGCAGCGGCGAATGCTTGGCCGCGGCATTGGCGGCGGGCTTGATGGCCGCGAGCAGTTCTTTTGGGGTCACAGGACGAAGCCTTCGGTGATGAGCTTGTAGAAGGCCTCCACGGCGAGCCAGCAGAGGAACGCGGCGCCGATCAGGCCGTAGAGGGTTTCGAGGCGCGGCGTCATCGCGAGGCGTCCAGGTGCAGGGCGCCTGCAATCGCGGCGTCGGCCTCGCACTCGACCAGGTGGGCGCGCGCCTTGAGCGCGACGGTGCGGTAGTGCTTGAGGTCCGCTTTCTGTTGCGCCTTGGTGGTGTCGATAGCCCTCTCGGCGCGGACGAGTGCGGCCTTGGCGCGGGCGATGCGCAGGCGGTGGTAGATGCGGCGGATCATGCGGACTCCCCCACCTGCAGGGCGTGCATGCGGACCTCGCGGAAGCGAATGCAGAGGTGCAGGCGGGTCTCCGGATCTCCCGAGTGGTAGTACGCCAGGCGGCCCTGCCGCGCGAGCGGGGCTTCGTTCCATCCGAGGGCGCGCAACGCATCTTTGACGGACGCTGCATACAGCGACGACACGCCAACCGTGATCACGAGGCTGCCGGGGTCGCGGTAGGCGTAGCCGGCGCTGGCGTTGGCGCACTCGAAGGGGTGCGCAGGCCACTGGTCCCAATGGGCGCGCAGCTCTTCGATGGGCAGGCCGAGCTGGCGCAGTTCTTCCTGCAGTTGTTCGGCGGTGTGCAGCTGGCCGGCGTGCTTGCGCAGTTGCTCAAGGCGGTGCGCGTGCATCTGCATTTCGGCCTGTAATGCGTCGGCGAGGAGCTTCATTGGTTGGACTCCTGGGGCGTCGTGGGGCGGTGAACGAAGACCACGTCCTGGCCGTCGGCGCGGTTCTCGCCGCAGCAGCGGCCCGCTACGTGCAGGCAGCGGCCGGCGAAGAAGGCGCAGCCGTCGCAGGAGAGCTCGACCTTGACGGGCCGTGCTTCGTAGCCGGCGGGGGCGTCGGCGGGGTTGAGGGGCGTCGTCATCGCTTGATGCACTGCGCCATGCGCTCCCAGCCAAAAGCGCGTGCCAGCTCAGCCGCACCGTCGGGGTGGTTTCCACCCTCTATCCAACCGATGAGCATTGCGCAGAAGTCGCGCGGATCTGCGGTGCTGGCATCGCCTCTGCGCGAGAGCTCTGCGACCCGGATGATTTCCTTGACCGACAGCGTTCGGCGCACGCGCGGCTTGCTGGATGTGGTCACGCTGCAGTCTCCGCAGTGACGAGGGCGGCGAGGTGTGCCCGCGCTTCTTCCGGCGTAGCGAGTTCAAACAGTGGGTGATGCGCGCCGTCGGGCGTAATGACCTCAAAGCGGTGCACCTGGAACAGGCCGCCCAGCGTCCAGTTGCAGGGCTTGCCGTCCCGCTCGGCACGCGGGGATCCGGCGCCCTGGAATCGCCCGATGCAGGAGAAGCCGGCGTACTTCCAGACATCCTCGAAGGTCGCGCCGGCACCGGCGGCAATGAGCTCGCGGGCGCACTGCAGGCAGCCGCACGTCGGGCACTTGAAGACGATCAGGTCGTTGCTGGGCGCTTGGGCTTGGCACGCCAGGTGGAACTCTTCAAGGGTCAAGGCCTTGATGGCTTCGGCGCTCAAAGCACACCTCCGCGCATCTGCCGCACGCGGCGGGCGCATTCGCGCTTGCCTTGGTGGGGCTTGTACTTGCTGCGACCGTTAGAGATCCGCGGCTGCGGCGCAAGCTGGTCGGCGACGGTGGCGATGCCTTGGCCGGCCAATGCGGCCAGGGCCAGGAGCCACGACTTGAGGGGCGTTTTCGGGGAGAGCATGACGGCCTCCGGGTGCGTTGAAGGTGTGCGATCCCTTCCCCGTCCGACTTCGTGGCGGTACGTCTCCGGCTTGGGTCTTGCCCTGACTGCTGGCCTGCCGGTCCGCGGGGTGAGTCAAATTTAGAACACTAAACCTTCAAGAGTCAAGCGCTCTAAACTTCCGTGCTGAACGGATGCGTGACCGGCGTCATGCGCGGAAGTGGCTGGTGTGGGTAGGCTTCGGTGGCTGTCGGCACTCCGCCCCGTGGCAACTTTTCGGGGCAGCGAGGCGCCGCAATCTGGCTAGGGTGGGCCGTGAAAACGATGGCCCGGAGACGGAAAGGACCCGCATGAAACCCGCCGTGGCGCGATGGCTTTCGGCTGCCGTCGTAGGGATAGTCCTGTCCTGTGGCGTGCGCGCCGAATGGACCATGACGGAGACGCGAGACTCGATGACCGATGCGGTCACCCAGTCGCCATGCATCACCAACGCCGAGGGGTACGGCTTCTGTCTGCTGAAGCGCGGCGACTCTGAGCTATGGGCGCTCGTCAGCGTGCCGGCCGCCGCTCGCCGCGCAGCCCTTTTGACGAAGTTCCTGCAGTACCGGACGGACAAGCGGGGCGCTCATCTGGTGTTACGCCCGGATAAGGGCGCCGGATATGTGGCGTTCCGCGTCGCAAGCACCCCGATAAACCTCCCGGTCGAAGTGGCCGAGATTCTGGCTGCCAAAGAGATACGCGTCAGGCTGACGAGCAGTATTGGCGAGACGGTTGAGCCCGTGTTTCAGACAACCCCCGCTCCGACGCTGGTCGGCCGCTGGCTTGGGGTGAACGCGACGGAAGATGAGATCGCCCGGCGCCTACGGCAGGCGGATACTGAAGCGGCGACCCGAGAAGCTGATCGCGACTTTGAGCGGTCCGCATCGGGAAGGTGCAGCGCCAACGCGGTGCGAGAGGACTTCTCGACGTGCATGGAGCGGTTCCGGTCGTGCCTGGAGAATGCGCCGGCCGACCGCGCGACATGCTTACCCCCGGACCCCAGCGCGGTTTAGCGCGCGAGCTGGGCGATTGGGTCTGCCACACCGTTTAACGAAGGAGTGTCGCGGCGACTGAGATAATCAGGGCCCGGCCGCACGTGGCGGCGCCCAGAGGTTCCAGATTTGCTTCGATCACTTCCGATTGGGATGCACGCCGTGCACGCGCGGCAGACGGCGGACGCGCTCCGCGAACTCGCCGAGCAGGCGGATAGGGGCGAGCTGATCGGGATTGCGTACGCAGCCTTCGCGCAGGATAAGTCGGTGGTTCCTGGCATGGCGGGCTACGCGAACAGCAAGCGGCGGGACGCATGTTTCGGGGCGAAAACGCTCCTCGACATGCTCCATGCGAACACGGTTTAGCAGTTCAGGGACGCACGCGCCGGCGTGCGTCACCCGGGTGAGTTAGAGCGGCACCGAGTCGGCCGCCCACTTCCTGACGCCCTCCCCAAGCACGCTTACGCGTGCTTTTTTTTCGCGTCTTTGCTGCTGCTCGGCTTTCGAACTTGTACATGCCCGTCTCCGATCACCACCTCGCCCTCGGGCAGGTTGGCTTGGTGACTGACAACTTCGTCGAAAGATACCCCTATGCCTTCGCAGACGGCCCGCATCGCGCGGATCGCTGCGGCAAATTTCACGGCAGTGGGCTGTGCGTGGTAGTCGGTTACCGCTTTCTCTTCTACGGCCATGGCGTGGGTCGGCGCCTGGCGGACTGCGTACTTGCCGTCCGGATTTATCGCGGGGAAGTTGGGGTCGCCAGTTCCCAGGAGCGTCCATTCCGCCGAGATTCCGGTCGTTGCCTGCAGTCGGAACGCGTAGCGCGGGTCGATCGAAGCGATGCGGCCGGACAGCCACTGGTTCACGACGCTTTTAGACGCGCCTGTGAGATCGACCATGCGCGCCTGCGTGGCGCCCAAGTGGTCCATTACCGCCCTGATTCGATCTGATGCCAGCTCATACATATTTAGGATGCTAAACATTGGCCGGTTTAGATGGCTTTACTTGGTCAGGTTTAGAGTTCTATACTCGGCGGCATGAATGCATCCGAGATCATCGACGGGCTGGGCGGGACGAGCGTTGTGGCCGCGCTTTGCGAGGTCACGGACGGCGCTGTTTCGCAGTGGCGGACAAATGGAATACCCAAGGCGCAGCGCCGGTATCTGCGCGCCGTGCGTCCCGCCTTCTTCTCTTCACTGGACGCCGCCGCCGGTTCCTTCGGGAAAAAGGGCGTCGTGGATCGTGTCCCGAATCGCGCCGAGGTTCGTGCTCGCGCCCGCGATGGGGAGGTGCCCGCTGCTCAGCATGGCGTCGATCTCGCGCATGAGGTCGTGGGCGACCGCCGGGCTATGCCGGGCGAGTGCGCCCACCAGCATGTAGACGGTCATCTCCAGGGCAAGGGTGCTGGCGGCGACGAAGTCGAGGGGGCGGCTCATGGATAAGTCCTCAGTGGGTTGCGTTGCCTCCAGATTGGCCGCGCGCAGCTCGGTGCACAACGTTTGTTTTGGCGAGGTCAACCGTGGACGCACTTGACCTGGCTGTGCATCAGACCGCGCACGACTTCGGCCTGCCGGAGCTTGCCCGCCGCATGGGCAAGGGCGAGCAGGTGCTGCGCAACAAAGTGAATCCGCATTCGGAGTCGCACGTGCTGACGCTGCGCGAGGCGATTGCGATGGTGCTGATCACGGGCGACCTGCGCATTGCGGTGGAGGTTGCGAAGGAATGCGGCGGCGGGTTCGCGGTGGCCGAGGCGATGCCGCGAGACGTCGGGGTGGTGATGGCCTTTCTGGCATCGCAGCGTGAGCACGGCGACGTGGCGCGGGCGGTGGAGGAGGCCCTATCCGATGGGCAGATCAGCCCCCGCGAGCAGGTCGACATCCAGCAGCAGATTTCGGAGGCCCGCAAAGGCCTCGACGTGCTGGATGCCGCTGTGGGCAAGGCTGCAAAAACGGGAGCGAGGGTTACGTCATGAGCCTGCTGGAGTGGTGCGCGTTGTTCGTCTTCGCCTGTTTCGTGCTGGGGCTTGTCTGGCGCGACGCCTTCGACCGCGGCCGGCTGGACATGCTGCGGGAGATTCGAACGGCCGCAGAGCGCTTCGGCTTGGAGATGCCGCCGCATGGGGGGTGGTTGCCGCCAAGCCGCATGCCGAACTGCCCGCCGCCCGCCGACGCGCGGCTACCCGCGCCGCCATACCCGCCGCCTTGTCACGCCCGCTGCCCGAGGTGCGCACCGTGAGCGCCGCCGAACTCGCGCTGCGCGTCGTCGTCTGCGTCGTCCTCCTGGGGCTGCTGGCCTTTGGCGTGGTGCTGGTTGTGACCGGCTGGCAGCTCGCCGTGGAGGCGCTCCGCTATCACCGCCATTACGGCCCCGCCATGAACGCGTTTGAGGCCGGCGTGCGTGCCGGCGCGATGCGCGTCGAGGCGCCGCCTTCCTCCACATGGCGCCCGCTGAGCCAGGCCGGCGCACCCCGTGCACATCCTCCCGCCGCCTCTGGTGGTGGTTATCCCGACCGCCGCGAGGGTAGGGCGGTCGGGACTTCTTTTGGCGAGGGTGCGCCCTGGTGATCGAGCGATATGAGCTGCTGCGCGGCGACTGTCTGACCCTGTTGAAGGCGATGGCGGATTCCTCGGTCGACGCGATTGTCACCGACCCGCCTTACGGGCTGCGCTTCATGGGCAAGGCGTGGGACTACGACGTCCCTCGCGTCGAGGTGTGGGTCGAGTGCCTGCGGGTGCTCAAGCCGGGCGGCCACCTGCTGGCCTTCGCTGGCACGCGCACTCAGCACCGCATGGCTGTGCGAATCGAGGACGCGGGTTTCGAGATCCGCGACATGATCGCGTGGGTCTATGGGTCCGGCTTCCCGAAGAGCAAGAACCTGGACGGGGATTGGCAGGGCTGGGGTACGGCGCTAAAGCCGGCGCTTGAACCGATCACGATGGCGCGCAAGCCGCTCGTTGGCTCAGTCGCCAGCAACGTCGAGCAGTTCGGGACCGGTGCCATCAACATCGGTGGTTGCCGCGTGCCTTCCGGAGCAGACCACGAGGCCAAGTGCGTGAGCGTGGTGGGGCTCGCTTCGAGCCGTACGAGCAATGCCTATGGTGAATGGTCCGGAACGCGCGAGAACAGCTACAACCCGTCTGGCCGCTTTCCGGCAAACCTCATTCATGACGGCAGCGACGAGGTGCTTGCGCGCTTCCCTGATAGCGACGGTGCCGGCGGCTCGGTGCCGCAGACTCGCGTTACCGGTTATGGCGGCGGCATTGGCACCGGCTGCTCCGACTACCTGGGCGGCGACCGAACGCCTTTTGACTCGGGTTCGGGCAGCGCGGCGCGTTTCTTCTACTGCGCCAAGGCCGGGCGACACGACAGGAACGAGGGCTGCGAAGCGCTCCCTCATAGGCCTGGCGGCATGGTCTCCAACACCTCCGGCCGGCATATCACGCGCCGCGATGAGGGCTACGCACCGCCTCCGCAGGGCAACCACCACCCCACGGTGAAGCCCACGGACCTGATGCGCTATCTGGTCCGCCTGGTGACGCCGCGCGGGGGCGTTGTGCTCGACCCGTACACGGGATCCGGCTCAACGGGCAAGGCCTGCATGCTGGAAGGCTTCCGCTTTGTCGGCATCGAGCGCGACGAAGACGAGCACGGGCAGCCGCTGGGCTATCTGGACATCGCCCGAGCGCGCATAGAGCACGCAGCGCGGTTTGCGGCCGAGGCATCGCGCCAGTTGGACCTGCTGCGCGAGGTATGAGCGTGATTCGTTGGCGGCATTCGGGCGAATCGTCACTTCTCTGCGCGTGGTCGCGATCGGTGCCACGCTGTGGGGTGCGCCCGTGAAGGCGGCGATTGTCCTCTCCGACATGGAGCTTGATGCCATGGACGGGCTCAGTCACCTCGCCTGCACGATGTACGTGCGCATGCGGCGCTGGATGGACTTTGGCAGCGGCATGGTGGGGCAGTCGCGCCGGATCTCGCGCGAGATGCTGCGCACGTACCTGGAGGTCAGCACGGCCCGCGGCGCGGGTGCGCAGGTGGAGAAGCCGACGCTCGCGCAGGTGCGCACGGCGCTGGATGCCCTGGTGCGTGCTGGTCTGCTAGAGCGTCGCGGCGACGGTGAGGTGCTTGTTTTTTTGATGCCTCTGGCGATCACAGGAGAGGTGCGCGAGTTTCATACACCACCGAGTGACAACCGGGTTTTATCCACAGAACCCCACCGGCCCAAACCCGCGCCGCATCAGGGTTTGGAGGGTGAACCCAACCGGGTTTTTCCCGGTGGTCATCGGTCGATGACCACCCACATCGGAGATCCGAGTAAAGCGTCTACTTCTCAACCCTCGGTCCCGTCTACAGCTCCGACTACGCACGCGAGGGGCGAGAGGGAAATTCGGTCTGCAGGGGGGCTACGTGCCGTCGGCAACGTGGTCGCCTTCGTGACGCCCGGTGCGGCCCCGGAGCTGGATTCGGTCGTCGCAGCGCAGCTCAGCGAACTGCTCGGGAAGCAGTTCCACCCGATGCAGCGGGAGGTGCGGGAGATCGCGGAGCGTGGGCCGACCGAGGACGAGTTGAGCGCAGCGGTGGCGCGGTGCAAGGCGCTGCGCCAGGCAGAGAACTCGACGCAGCCGATCGGCCTCCGCTTCGTCCGCGCAACGCTGGTGGGCATCCAGCTCGCCGGCAGGGTGACGCCGCCGCCCGGGTGGCGCAAGGACAGCGCGGCCGCGACGAGCTACGCAAGGGCGCTGGGCATGCCCCATCCCGAGGGCAAGGTCGGCGAGTCGTTCGCGTCGCTGCTCAAGCGGATCGATGCGTTCGTGGAACAGCAGCGACAGCAGGAGGACGCGGCATGCGACGAGTAGTTGCCCCGGCGCCGATGCCGCCGATTCCCGCGAAGGGCGAGGCGGAAGTCGAGCGCGAGCGCAAGGCGTGGCGCGATGAGGCGCGGTCGGATGCGCGCACCTGGTTGGCGGAACGCGGGCTGCATCGGCGTGCGGGTGAGTCGCGCGGCGAGCACGTGGCGCGGCTTGCAGCGTTCGCCCGTGAGCAGGCAGCGCAGAAGGAGGGTTCGCAGGAGTGGGCGCGCCGCCTGTTGCGTCGGCATACGGCGGGCGAGCTGGTGCCCGGTGCGGCGCTGGAGCTGGTGAAGCAGGTGCTGCGCTTGAGCGAGTTGCCGGAGCGCGGTAGCACACGCCTGCACGGTGGCCGATCGCCTGCGAAACCGGGCGGGTTTGACGTGGTGGAGTTCTGACCGATGGGCGTGAGCGTGACTGTGCCGAAGCACATGACGGCCTCAGTGCGGCAGCTTCGGGAAGACCTCGACTTCGTGCTCGGCCACTGGTTCGCGTCCGGCGAGGTGACGGAAGCCGAGGCGGAGAAGTACAGGCAAGACGTAGTGGAGTTGGTGCGAGACCAGTGCGCAGAGGTCCGCGCCCTGGGCTTGGATTGGGAAGAGACCGTGCGGTACTGGTGCGAGCTCTACGCCGACACCGCCGCCAAGATCAGGGGAAAGCAGGCATGACGACGACGGCGATGCGGGTACGGGTGGCGAGCGCTCCCTCGGTCAGCAGGGAGGACGTGGAGCGTGCGCGAATGGATCGCATGCGTGCCCGCCTGGATGAGTGGGCACGCTGGTGTGAGCGATACCACCAAGGGCTTGGATACCCGTCGCGCTCAGCGGTGTGCGCAACGGGTGGCGTGAGCCAGTCCTTCGACGACATGTGCGATGCGGCCGATGCGTCGCAGTGCCAGACGGTCGATGTGTGCGTGCATGACCTTGAGCCGATCGAGCGTGCTGCAGTCATGCGTTGCTACGGCCTGGCCTCGGTGTTCCGCTTCCCGCGTGAGAACTATGCGGACGTGCTTGACCGTGCCCACACGAATCTACGGACAAGTTTTTCGCGCAGGGGTGTTGACATCGGGTAGTGAGTCCACCGATTATCTGCCCCGTCGGGAGAGGTGCGTCCTCTCCCAGGAGAAGCCCGGCCACTGAGCCGGGCTTTTTGTTTTCCGGTTCCCTTCCGGGCGCCTTCGAAAGGAGGTGATCCGCACATGCCGTACTCAGCCCCCAAGCCCTGCCGTCACTCGATGTGCAAGTCCGTGGTGCGCGATGGGTCCGGCTACTGCCCCGAGCATCTTGCAGCCCGTCGCGCCCTCGACGATTCCCGCCGAGGCTCAAGCGCTGAGCGTGGCTACAACGCCCGGTGGCGCAAGGCGCGCGAGACGTATCTGCGCCGCAATCCGCTGTGTGTCCATTGCCAGGAGCTTGGCCGGCTCACTGCTGCGACGGTGGTCGACCACCGCGTGCCGCACCGTGGTGACTCGGCCCTGTTCTGGGATACGGACAACTGGCAGGCGCTGTGCAAGCCGTGTCACGACAAGTGGAAGCAGGCCCAGGAGTCGGCCGATCGCAGGGCAGGGGGCGGGTCAAAAGTCTGACGCCACACCCTGCAAGACCGGACGGGTAATCGCATTTTTATGGGGAGTTTTTGGGAGAGGGGGGAGGGGTAACAAGGAAGCCCTCCTAGGCAAGCGATCGAGCAGCTCGATAGCGTTTCCGCTCTCCGGAACGACAGGAGAGCGCTGTGAACGATTCTGGCGACAACGTAGTGGATATCGAAACCGGGGGCTCCGGTTTTGGGTTCAAGACAATTGCCGGCTACGAGATCCCGGAGCCGCCACCCGGCGCTCGGCTGGAGCGACAGGCTCGCCGGATCTACGACTACCTGTGCGTCGTTCTGGCTCGTGACGGCCGCAAGGTTGGAACGGCTGGCGTGCATCTACTGATGCTGACGCACACGCTGCACGCTTGGTCGGAGGACATGAAGCTGTGCCTTGAGGGGAGGTACGGAACGACCAGCAACGGTAACAAGGTTGAGCTGCCCCACAGCTACAACGAGCGGAAGGCCCGCGAACAGATCATGAAGGACTTGCCCGAAGCATGCTTGACGGTGATGTCCACGATCGAGGCGCGCCTCAAGGAAAGCAAAATCGGCGAAGGGGATCAGGACGACCTGTTCGCCGACCTGGCGGGGCACGTCGGAAGCCGACCAAGCGCACGCTCCGCCTAATCCCGCCAGAGGATCAGTGGCAGGAATGGGACCGCGAATACGGCGTCCCCGTCCTCCGGAATGAGATCACGGTCGGCCGCCTGGTCTGGTTGGCGGTTGTTCGGCACTACCGCGACCTGCAGGACGCCGAGGCGCGCGGCTACTACTTCTCGCCAGATCACGGCTGGCACGTGATTGACTTCATCGAACGGTTCTTTGAGCACATCAAGGGCCCGCTGGCGAAGACGCCGATCCTGCTGGACCCTTGGCAAAAGTTCTGGACCGCCGTGCTGTTCGGATGGCGTCGCTCGAGCGACGGGCTCCGGCGCTTCACGCGCGCCTACGAAGAGGTCGCGCGGAAGAACGGCAAGAGCACGTGGAAGGGTCCGCAGGGTGCGTACCTGTGGATGATGGACGGCGAGCACGGCGCCGAGGTGTACGCCGTTGCCACCACGCGCGAACAGGCGATGACGGTGTTTCGCCCCGCGTTCGACAACGTGAAGCGTTGGCGTCGGCAGTCACCGAGGATTGCGAAGGGCATCCGGGTTTTCGATGGCCTCAACCAGGAGCGCCTTGAAGCCGGCGGCGGCATCTTCAAACCGCTGGCATCGAACGCCGAGTCGCAAGACGGCTTCAACCCTTCGGCGGTGCTGTTCGACGAGCTGCATGCGCAGAAGTCGCGCGACCAGTGGGACGTGCTGGAGTCGGGCTTCGGTGCTCGATCGCAGGCCCTGCTGTCGGCGATCACGACCGCGGGGTTCATCCTCGACGGCATCTGCGTCGAGATCCGGTCCTACCTGATCAGCGTCCTCGAGGGGCGCCGGGAGGACGACAGCTTCTTCGGCTACATCTACACGCTGGACGAAGGGGACGACCCCTTCGACGAACGCAACTGGTCCAAGGCGAATCCTGGGCTCGGGCGTTCGAAGACGTTGCAGTACATGCGGGACCAGGCGAGGAAGGCGAAGGCGCTGCCCAGCGCGCTAACCAACTTCCTCACCAAGGATCTCAACCGGTGGGTGAACTCGGCCGAAGGCTGGTTCGATATCTCGGTGTGGGACAAGGGCGCCCGCAAGTTTGACCCGCGCGCCCTCAAGGGCCGGCGCTGCTATGGCGGTCTGGACCTCGCGAGCATCCGCGACCTGACGGCCTTCGTGCTGGCGTTTCCGCCTGACGAGCCGGACGACGATTGGGTGGTGCTGGTGAAGGTGTATTGCCCGCGGTCGAAAGTGGAGCTGCAGCAGGATCCAGTCGCGGACTATCCCGCCTGGGAGCGCGCCGGCTTCCTCACCGTTACCGAAGGCGACGTTGCTGACTACGCGCCTGTCAAGGCCGACATCATCGCGGCGTGTGCGGATTACGAAATGGTCGAGCTGGGCTTCGACCGCTGGAACGTCCTGCAGCTCGCGACCGAGTTGCAGGAGGCCGATGTGCCCATCGTCGAGGTGCCGCAGAACACGGGCGGCATGTACCCCGGCAGCAAGAAGCTAGAAGAGCTGGTTTACGGCAAGCGCCTAGTGCATGGCGGCCATCCGATTCTGCGGTGGGCAGCCGGCAACGTCGCGTTGCTCTACGACACGAACGGCAACTTCCGCCCGGATAAAAAGAAGTCCAACGAGCAAGGCCGCATCGACCCGATCGTCGCGCTGGTAATGGCGCTGTCGCGGGCGGTGCTCCACGAAGAACACTACGCAGAGGCTCACGCATGACCGCACTGACCGCACGCGAACGGCTCGCCGTGCAGCTCTCGCACGACCGCGAGGCGCATGCCAAGGTCCGCGCCGAGGGTCAGACCTATCGTTCGTCAGAGGGCGTGCGCGGGTCTGAGCTCTATAGCTGGTTTGCCGATGGGATCAGCGGTGCGGGCGTCGCCGTCAATGAGCGCACGGCCATGTGCGTGTCTGCCGTGTGGGCGGCCGTGAAGCTGCTCGCCGAGACGGTCTCAGTCCTCCCGCTGCACATCTATCGTCGGACCGACAAAGGCCGTGAGCGCGTCGAGTCCTCGGACCTGTGGTGGCTCTTCAACGAATCGCCCTGGGCGAGCTGGACGGCGGCAAGCGCATGGCAGTTCGTCATGGCGTGCCGCTGCCTGCGTGGCGACGGCTACATGCGGATTCATCGCGCGTCGCCGCTGTCGCCCAAGATCGTCGGTCTGGAGCCGCTGCACACGCTGTGGGTCGATCCGCGCAAGAACGGCAACCGTATCGCGTACGTCATCTCGCGGCCCGATGCCGAGGTCGAAGTCGTCGATCAGGACGACATGCTGCACTTCCCGAGCCTTGGATTCGACGGTCTGCGCTCGATCTCGCCGCTGTCGCATGGTCTCCGACTGACCGCCGGCATCGCGCTCGCGGCGGATGAGTTCGCCGCGGACTTCTTCAAGAGCAAGGCGCGGTCTGATCTAGTCCTGTCGAGCGACGCAAAGATGCAACCGGCTCAGCGCGACGATTTCCTCAAAGACTGGGATGAGCGCTATTCCGGCGCCCGCAACGCCAAGCGCCCGGTCCTGCTGACCGGCGGCAACTGGTCGGTCGAGCGGATCGGTATCAGCGCCGAAGACATGCAGCTACTCACGACTCGGCAATACCAGGTCGAAGACATCGCCCGCTTCTACGGCGTGCCGCCGCACATGATCGGCAAGACGGACGCTTCGACCAGCTGGGGCTCCGGCATCGAGAACATGGGTCGCGGCTTCGTCATCTACACGCTGTCGGGCCACACCACCCTCATTCAGCAAGAGACGACCCGCAAGTGCTGGCCGCGCAGTCTGCGCACGTACGCCGAACACAACGTCGACGCGCTGCTCGAAGGCGACAGCGCGGCGCAGTCCGAGTATTTCGCGAAGGCCTTGGGCGGCCCTGGGGCGCAAGGCTGGATGACGGTCAACGAAGTCCGCAAGACCAAGAATCTGCCGCCCATTCCTGGCGGCGACGAACTCATTCGCGCAGGAGTAAGCACCAATGACACCAACCCTGGCACGCCTGCTGGCGAGTAATCGCGGTCGCGGCCTGTTCAAGGCCGAAGCTTCGGGCGACGAGGCGACCGTTTGGCTCTACGACTACATCACCAGCGACGACTACTACGGTGGCGTCTCGGCGATCAACTTCGCCAAGGAACTGGCCAGCATCAAGGCGGCGACGATCCATCTGCGCATCAACTCGCCGGGTGGCGACGTGTTCGCCGGCAGGGCTATGGAGCAAGCCATCCGGGAGCACAAGAGCCGCGTCGTGACGCACGTCGACGGTTATGCCGCCAGCGCAGCGAGCTATGTGGCCCTTGCTGCCGATGAGGTGCTCATTGCACCCGGCGCGATGTTCATGATCCACAAGGCCTGGACGCTTGCCATGGGCAATTCGGACGACCTGAAGCAGACCGCCTCGCTGCTCGACCAGATCGACGAGGCGCTCGTGAAGAGCTACGCCGACGCCACGGGCCAAGACCCCGAGCAGCTTGCGAAGTGGATGACCGAGGAGACTTGGTTCACCGCCGAGCAGTCCGTCGAGTACGGCTTCGCCGATGCCATCGCTTCGGGCAGCGACAAGGCCAGCGCGCGCGCCAAGGCCTGGGATCTCTCGGCCTACCGCAACGCGCCTGCCGCGCGCACCGAGCTGCCCGAGCCCGAAGACGACCCCACACCGCGACCCGACTTCGCCGCCATGCAGCGGCGCCTTCAGGTTGCCAGCCTGATCTAGCGCGCTCCCGCGCGTGAGACCAAAGCCCGCCACTCGGCGGGCTTTTTCATTTCTACCGTTTGGAGAAACGACATGAGCATCCAAGAGCTGCGGGAGCGTCACGCCGCCCTCGCCAAGGAAACCCGCAAGCTGGTCGAGGACAAGAACGCCGCGTGGACCGCCGAATCGCAGGCGACCTTCGACAAGAACATGGCCGAGATCGAGGCGCTGGTCGGCCAGATCGAGCGCGAGGAAAAGACGCTGGCGCTGATCGCTGACGACGCCAACGCCGCCGCCCTGGTCAACGCGATCGGCAGGAACGCCAAGAAGGTCGACAGCACTGTTCGCGCGATTTTCGACAAGTTCCTGCGTTCGGACGATCGCCAACTTACCGCCCAAGACTGGGAAGCGATCCGCAACACGATGAGCACGACCACCGGCTCCGAGGGCGGCTTCACCGTGCCCACGGAGATCGCCACGTCGGTGATCGAAGCGATCAAGAGCCTGGGCGGCATGCGCGCCGTCGCAACCGTCATCCAGACCGACGGCGGCAACGACATCAACTACCCGACCTCCGATGGCACCGCCGAAGAGGGCGAGATCATCGGGCAGAACGGTTCCGCAAACGACCAGGATGTCACCTTCGGCACGCTCGCCCTCGCCACCTACAAGTACAGCTCGAAGGTCATCACGGTTCCGTACGAGCTGTTGCAGGATTCCGCGGTGGATCTGGTGCCGCTGATCGATGGCCGGCTCAATGCCCGCCTGGCTCGCATCACGAACAAGCACTTCACCGTCGGAACTGGCACCGGTCAACCCCGCGGCATCGCCGTTGCGGCGGGCGTCGGCAAGATCGGTGCCACCGGCCAGACCGTCACCTTCACGGTCGACGACCTCATCGACCTCGAGCACTCGGTCGACTACGCCTACCGCGAAGGCGGCAAGTGCCGCTGGATGGTGCACGACAGCACCTTCAAGGCCGCCAAGAAGATGAAGGACAGCACCGGCCGTCCCATCTTCGCCCCGGGCTACGACGGTCTCGGTGGCGCTATGCCCGACACCATCCTCGGCTACCCGGTCACCATCAACAACCATATGCCGGTCATGGCGGCAGACGCCAAGTCGATCCTCTTCGGCGACTTCACCACCTACGTCATTCGCGACGTCTCCGGCAGCGTGCTCATCCAGCGCTTCGACGATTCGCCCTACGCCAAGAAGGGCCAGCGCGGCTTCCACATGTGGATGCGCTCCGGCGGCAACCACATGGACGTGGGCGGCGCCGTCAAGGCCTACAAGAACAGCTCGACCTAATACCTCCTCGTGCGTCCCCAAGGTCCGCCTCGCGCGGACCTCCGGGCGGCCAGTCCTGGCGCCCGGCCTTCCGTGTGCGCGCTCCTTGAGCGCGCAGATCGAAGGCCACCTACCGGAGAACTCCCATGGCAAAGAAGACCACGGCCGCGGCACCCGCCGCCGCCGAAGCCCCGGCGGCTGTCACGCCGGCCGCGACCGACGCTGCGCAGCCTGGTGCTCCGGCCGCGGCTGACGCCTCCGCGGGCGCCGAGGCCCCTGTCGCGCAGGAGGTTTCGTCCGCGCCGGCGGACCAGGAGCCCGCCGTGACCGACACGGTTGTCGACGCTGTCGATCTCAGCGGTGCCGCGGTGACGATCACTGCGCTCGATGATGTGGGAGACCAAGGCGATGCGGCTGTTGGCGAGCTGGTGATTGCAACGTCGGATGCCGCGAACCTCGCTTCGCGCACGGAGCTCGCCGATCACGCCGAGGTGCTGATCCTCGTCGATCACTTCATCGCCTCCAGGCCGGTGCGTTGCGGCTCCGTGGTGAAGCTCGCCGCTGTCGACATCGATTCCCTCGTCCTGGGCGGCATTGCCGACCCGTCCGAAGCCGCCGTCGCCGCTGCGCTCGCGCAGCCCGGCGCCTTCGTGCTCGACCTCACCGGAGCCTAAGCCATGACCGTTCGCCTGCTTGCGCCGTTCGATAAGTACCCGGCCAATACCATCGTCACCCTCGACGCCGGCACCGAGGCCGGGCTTGTCGCCGCCAAGCAGGCGACGGCCACGCTCACGGGTGGCGACGCCTGGGTCGAGCCCTCCCTCAAGATCGGCATGTCGCGTCCGAGCCAGACCTTTGGCCGCATCGATATGGCCGGTCCGCGCTCGATCGAGTTCAGCGCAAGCGGCGTTTCGTACGGCAACACGGCCGGCGGCATGTTCGTGTCGGACGGTGTCAACGTGCCCACCATCATCGGCGCCACCGAGTCGAGCAGCAGCCTGGGCTACGACAACAGCCAGGCCTCGCTGCTCAATGAATTGATGGTCTGGCACGACGGCGTCGGCTTGCGCTACGCATGGACGCAGCCCGCGGTGAATCCGCCGGCCACCAGCGACACCACCGCGCCGAGCACGCCCACAGGCCTTGCCGTCAGCGGCACGGCCACGACGACCGTCTCGCTCACCTGGAACGCCGCCACGGACAACGTCGCCGTCACCGGCTACCAGATCCTGCGCAACGGCACCGCCGTCGGCACCACCGCGGGGACCAGCTTCACCGATACCGGCCTCACCGCGAATACCGCCTACACCTACACCGTGCGGGCGTACGACGCGGCCGGCAACTACTCCGCCGCCACGGCTGGTGTCACCGGCACGACGCAAGCCTCGTCCGACACGACGGCGCCTTCCACGCCCACCGGCCTGACGCAAGGCTCCGTGTCCGCGAACAGTGCCGCCTTCTCCTGGACGGCGTCGACCGACAACGTGGCTGTCACCGGCTACCGAGTGTTTCGCGACGGCACGCAGATCGGCACGCCCTCGGGCACCAGCTACACCGACACCACCGTCGCGGCCAGCACCACCTACAGCTACACCGTGCGCGCGGTCGATGCGGCGGGCAACCTGTCCGCGGCGTCCTCGGCGCTGTCTGTCACCACGCCGGCCGCTCCGAGCTTCCAGGCCTTGCGCTTCACCGGCGGCAATGCCCTGGTCGAGACCGCCGACACGCCGAGCGCGGGCCAATACACCTACACCTTCACGGGCGGCACGCCGCCCAGCACCTACGGCACCACCGGCATGGGTGTGTCCTCGCTGTCGCTACCGGCGAACACCGACGGCGAGATTCAATGCACCGTCGATGCGACCGTCATTGCCACGGGCATGCCGGCCTTCGGCGTCAAGTCGGGAGCCACGGCGGCCAAGTTCGATACCTTCGTGGCCGGCATCCTGGTCAACACTGTGACGCCGGAATACGGCACGACTGCGGGCGCCACCGTGTCGAACCGCGGCATCTCCCCGGCGGTGGGGGACATCCTGGTGATCAATCGAACCGCCGGGGTCGTCAAGGCGCAGTACATCCGCGGCGGCACGCGCACCGATATCGCGACCCTCGCAACCGGGAGTACGGGAGCCCTCTACGCCGGCTTCGATGCCAGCTCCTCGGCGCGTAAGCTCGTCAATCCTGTCGCCTCCAGCGCCTGGGCCTGATCATGCGTCGCCTCCTCGGAGTGCCCCGCTACAAGATCACGGGCGCCAATCTCAAAATCATCTGGGACGGCAACTCGATCGGCTACGGCACTGGCAGCAGCAACCCGGCAACGAAGGCCCCTTCCGCAAGGCTGGGGCTTTACGCGCCGCTGCAAGGGCTGTCGGTGCCCGTGTCCAACATCGCAGTCGCGGGGCAGTCGCTCATCACGCTTGGCACCGCGCCGAGCACGATGGTCGGCCGCATCTCCGGCAACCTGGCGCCCGCCCTCGCGGCGGGCCGGCTCAACGTGGTGGTGTGTCACGAGATGGTGAACGAGCTCGTCATGAACTCGAACAACGTCACGACCACCATCAACGGTTGGAAGACCTACGCCACCAACGTGCGCGCCGCGGCCGCTGCCGCGGGTAAGCAGGTGCAGCTCATGCTCCTGACGACCGAAGCCGGCAGGGCAGGCACGCAAACCGACGCGCAGATCATCGCCCGCAACGCCGCGCGCAAGCAGTGCAACGAGATCATCCGTCGCGACTTCCGCACCATGGGCTTTGATTACGTGGTCGACGTGGCCCGCATGTACCCGTTCTCGCGGATCGAGGACGCCGACGACTACAGCGCCTCGGCGTTCGCTGCCTGGAATGCGCAGCTCAGCCTCTGGACCAAGAGCGACGCCAGCGCGATCGACTACCTCCACTACGGGGACGTCGGCAGCGACTACAAGGCCCAGCTCGTCGCGCCCGCGTTCCGCCGCCTGAGAAAGCCGCACGCATGACCACTATCCGCACGCAGGCGCCCGACCCGGTGCTGTCGCTTGAGGAGGTGAAGGCGCACCTGCGCCTCGATCCGGACGACACGTCGGAAGACGAATGGATCGCAGCGGCCATCCTCACCGCGCAGGCGCAGTGCCAGCATCAAACCGGCATCGCCATCGGGCCCCAAAGCTGGCGGCTCGACCTCGACGGCTTCCCGCCTGCGCCCGTCGCGCTGCTGCCCGGCCCGGTGGCGGAGATCACCGCCGTGCAGTACTTGGGCACCGATGGCGCGTCGATGGCGCTTGACCTCGCCACCTGCGAAGTCACGAGCGCGGGCGACTTCCAGCTCGCCTACGGTCAGACCTGGCCCGCTGTGCGCCCCTGGCCGGGTGCGGTGCGGATCACGTTCGCGACCGGTGACGACGAAGTGCCGGTTGTCGCCCGCTCGTGGATGCTACTGGCGATCGGCACTCTGTACGCGAACCGCGAGGCCACCGTACAAGGGACGGTCGGCGAGCTGCCGCGCGACTTCCGCGACGGCCTGCTCGACTCGATCAAGGACTACAGGAACCTGTAATGCCGAGCGCCGGAAAGCTACGTGAGCGCGTCCGTATCGACGCGCCCATCGTCACGCGTGACAGCTTCGGCGGCGAGAAGGTCACCGGTTGGACTGAAGGCCCGACCGTGTGGGCCGACGTTGAGCCCCTGCGCGCCCGCGAGTTCTTCGCCGCTCAGGCCGCGCAGAGCACCTGCGACCACAAGGTGACGATCCGCTTTCGTGCGGGCGTCACGGCCAAGCATCGCCTGGTGTGGCGCGGGCAGGCCCTCGACATCGTGGGCGAGCCGATCGACGTCAAGGCGCAACGCGTCTGGCTTGAACTGCTGTGCGTCAAAGGGATTCGCGATGGCCGTTGAATTCGTACGCGTCGACGGGCTGCGGGAACTGCAGGCGAAGCTCGATCGCATCCCCGCCGCTGTAGCGCGCCGGGTGCTCAAGGGCGCCACGCTCGCCGGAGCGCGTGAGATCGCCAGGCCCGCGCGTCGCTACGCGGCCGGTCTTACGAGGACGCCGATCGCGCAGCGCCCCGCCGACCGCAAAACGCCGGGCACCATGGCCGCGTCAGTCATCGTCCGGGCCGATCGTCGCCTTGGAAGCGCGGACTCGCCGGCCGCCATGGTGTGGATCGCCAAGGGTAAGAAGTACCAAAGCAGGACAAACAAGCGGGGCAAGCTCACCCGCAACCGAGATGCCTACTATTGGGCCTGGGTCGAGATGGGGCACCGCTTCGTGCCGCGCCGAGGCAAGGCCCGTACTTCACTCACCAAGCGCCGCGCGAATGCGCGTGGCCGTGTGCAGGCTTACCCCACGCTTGGTCGCGCTGCAGAGGATGGCAAGTTCGCCGCGCTGCGTGCCTTCCGTGACTACACCGCTGCACGTATCGACAAGGTTATGAAGGGTGCATAGTGGAAATCGGAACGCTGCTTTCTCCGGCGCTGCGTGCGCTCGTGGCCGACCGGGCCTACCCCGAACAGGCGCCGTCCGAGTCGGACTATCCGTACATCGTCTTCCGCCAGGGGGATCTGCAGCCGCTGTCCACGCTCTCCGGCGACGGCCCGACCGACGTGCTCGAGACCTACAGCATCGACGTGTGGCACGACTCGCGCCAGGAGGCCAACGCCGTCGGCTTGCAGGTGCGTGCAGCCTTGCTGGCAATGAACGCGTCGGGCGAGATGATCAACGCCTTTCAGGGCCTGGCATGGGACTTTGACCCCGAGACCGGTCTGCACGCCTGCACGCAGCAGTTCCTCATCCCGAACGAAATCTAGCCGCACCGTCCCGCATTACCACACCTGAGAGGCCCGCCCCGTGCGGGCCTTTCGCATTTCAGGAGCACGCAATGTCTCAAAAGGTTCTGGGTATCAACACCCGTACGGAGATCGCCACCGGCTACGGGCCGGCCAAGACCATTGCCACCATCAGCCACGCCGTGGAAGGTGTGGTCGGCGCCACTGCCCACGGCTTCGCTGACGGCGATATCGTCGTGCTGGCCGTGCCCTCTGGCATGGTGGAGCTGGACGGCCAAGCCGCCCGGATCAAGGGCGTGGATACCGACCACTTCACCCTCGAAGGCGTGGATACGCAGACCCTCAGCGATCACGCAGGGGGTACTGCCACGGTCCAAAAGGTCACCACCTGGCAGACCCTCTCCGACGCATCGCAAATCTCCGCACCGTCCGCCCAGGCGAACCGCATCAACACCACCACGCTCCTGGACGTGCAGCAGCAAGAGCAGTTCGGGTTGCCGGGTGCGGTGCAAGGTTCCATCACCGCCTTCTTCAATCCGCTGAGCCCCGCCACGGCTGAGCTGCGCAAGGCCACCGAGTCGAACCAGGCCCGCGTGCTGCGCGTTACTTTCCAGAACGGCGTCAAGTGGATCCAGAACGCCTACTGGTCCGGCGGCGACGGCTTCGACCTGCAGCAGGGTGCCGCGGCCACGCAGCAGATCGGCTTTACCTCGATCAAGCGCGGCGTCTTCTACGCGGCCTAAACCATGGACCTGATCAAACAAGCACTGGCCGCCCGGGAATACCCCGTCCAGATCGGTGAAGTCACCTTCACCCTTCGGCGTATGACAACGCTGGACTGGTTGCGCCGCAGCAGCGCGAACCTCGATGCCGCGATCGAGACGGCCGTCGGCTGGAAGGGCGTGACGGAAGCGGCCTTCCTGCCCAGCGGAGGCTCTGACGCGGTGCCGTTTTCCGGGGCGGCAATGGTCCTCTATGTGGGCGACCGTCCGGAGCTCTGGAAGCCCTTGGAGGAAGCCTTCGTCAAAGCGCACGAGACGCACGCGGAACGCCTCGGGGCGCTCAGAAAAAACTCACCGCGCACCTCGGATGGCAGCGAGAGCTAGCCGCTCTGCGCGAGGTCGCGCCGGGCATCGAAGGGGCGCCCGGCCCGGACCTCATGCCCGAGGTGCGCGTCGCCATTCGCTGTTGGAACCAGATGGGCGGGCGAATCGACTGGACCGCCTTGCCCATCCTCTCGTCCATGCATGGCGTGGACGACCCTGAGTGGCTCGTCGAAGCCCTGACCATTCTTCAATCGGAGCTCTGATTCATGTCTGACGCCGTTGGTCTGCTGAAGGTCACGATGGTGGCCGACAACGCCACATTCAAGGCGGGCCTCGACAAGTCCGAGAAGGATGCAGAAGGCTTCGCGAGTCGCATCACCGGCAAGCTTGCTGGCGCCCTGGCGGCGGCCTTCGCGGGCGTGGCCTCGGTCGACTTCCTCGTCTCGCAAACCCGCCAGGGCATCGACTTCCTCGACACCCTTGACGACATCGCCGAGAAGACGGGCATCGCAGCGGGCAAGCTCTCAGAGCTCAAGTACGCCAGCGAAGTGGCGGGCACGCCCTTCGACGCCCTGCAGGACGGGCTCAAGAAGCTCGCCAAGAACATGGCTGATTCGCCTGAGCTGTTCGACAAGCTTGGCGTCAAGCTCAAGGACGCCAACGGGCAATTCCGCGGAACCGACGACGTACTCGTCGACTTGGCCGAGCGGTTCTCGAAATTTGAGGATGGCCCGATCAAGGCCGCGGACGCTATGGCCATCTTCGGTAAGCAAGGAGACGCCTTGCTGCCGTTCCTGAACAAGGGTCGCCAGGGTGTCCAGGACCTGCGTGAGGAAGCAAAGCGGTTTGGCGTCACCGTGACCGACGAAGCCGCCAAGGCAGCGGGCGACTTCAATGACACCCTCAAGCGCCTCGAGCTGGCTTCCGACGGACTCAAGGTCAGCCTCGGCACGAAGCTGCTGCCCACCCTGACGGACATTGCCGAGCGCCTGAACAGCGCCGGCCAGGCTGGACTCGACTTCGGGGAGCGCATCACGGCAGGTTTTCACAACCTGCAGTTCTGGAACAGCTCGTCCGATCAGATCGTCAAGATCACCAAGGGCATCGCCGAGATGCAGGCACGCCTCAATGCGCCGGAAGCGCAGGGGGATAGCCGTCGCGCGACGTGGCTGCGCGACAAGCTGCAGTCTGAGATCGCAAGCCAGCAGCGAATGCTCGACTTCTACAGCCGCGAAGTGAATCGCAAGATGAAGGACAGCGAGCCGGCGTCCGTGAAGGGCTACGGCCTGGAGGGCGACCCTTCGCAGCCCAAGGAGAAACCGCCCGTCCTTACGCCGGATCCTAAGTCGACAAAGGACCAGCTCACAGACTACGAGCGGCTCATCGGCAAGATCAACGAGCGCATCGCTGTCGTGAATGCGGAAAGCTCCGCGACCGACCAACTCACCGAATCCGACAAGCTGGCGCTGCAGATCATGCAGCAGCTCGCCGACGGCCAGGTGAAGTTGTCCGATGCGGAAAAGCAGCGCCTGACCACGCGCCTCGACGGGTTGATCGTCGCGGATCGGCAGCTCGCCAAAGACAAGGAAATGCAGAAGAGCGCCGAAGAGATGGAGAAGGCGATCATCTCGTTCCAGCAAAAGGATGCCGCGGCCCAGCAGGAGCGCCTTCAAGCCTTCGTCGACGCCACGCCGACCGCGCAGCTTGAGAAGACCCGCAAGGACATGCAGTTCCTGGCCGATGCATTCCAGCGGGGGCAGCTCTCGGTCGAGATGTACACCGAAGCCGTACAGGCGCGGCTTGGCACGTTGCCGGACACGATCACCAAGACGACGGACTCTTTCCGTCAGTTCGCAGAGCAGGGCGTCGAGCTGGTGACGCGCTCGCTGTCCGACCTGATCGTCAGCGGCGGTGACATCAAGGACTTGGGCAATACCTTCGTCGAGCAACTGCAGCGCATGGCGCTGGAGGCGGCTGTCATCACTCCGACGATCGAGTACCTCAAGGATCTGATCGCCGGCAAGAGCGGCAGCGCGAACAACTATGGCGGCATCATCAGTGCGATCGGCTCCATCTTCAGTGCGGTGGCCTCGGCCAACGGCAACGCCTTTGGCGCCTCGGGCGTGCATGCGTTCGCAAACGGTGGAGCCTTCACCAACTCGATCGTATCGAGCCCCACGCTCTTTGCCTTCGCCAAGGGCGGCAAGCTGGGGCTCATGGGGGAGGCGGGCGACGAAGCGGTCATGCCACTGACTCGCGGCGCCAATGGCCGCCTGGGTGTCGATGCCTCTGGCATGGGTGGCAGCAACGTGGAGGTCAACCTTATCGAGTCGCCCGGCCGTGGCGGCGAGGTCGATGAGCGCCAGGAAGGCAACCGCAAGATCATCGATGTCTTTGTCGAGCGCGTGCGCGCTGACGTAATCCGCGACGTGAGCCGCGGCGGCGATATCTCGCAAGCGCTCCAAGACACCTACGGACTCAGCCGGCAGGGGAGGGGAGTCTAATGCCGCTCCCCATCTGGCCCGGCATCCTGCCCGCACCTCTGAGCGAGGGCTACCAGGTGCAGCCGCAAAGTGCGATCGCACGCACCGACATGGAAACCGGCGCTGCCCGTACGCGGCGTCTCACCACCTCGCCGATCGATCAGCACACGGTCTCGATTCACCTGCGCGATCTTTGGTCCGTCGAGATCTTCCGCGCATTCTGGAAGCACAAGCTGCAGGAGGGCGCGGCCTGGTTCCAGATTCGTCTGCCCTATGGCACCGGGTTTCCCTACGTCGAGGCGCGCTTCATCGAGCCCTACCAGCTCAGCAAGCAAGACAAGTTCTACCGCCTGCAGGGGCGCCTCGAAGTGCGCAACCCGCCCTGCATGTCCGAAGCCGAGCTCGACGCCGCTCTGTCCTGAGATCCCCGAATGCCTGACTTCACCCTCGACGATGCGCTCGCCGAGGCGTACGCCTCTGCGCCCGCGGATGTCGTCACGCTCGACACGCTCGAAATCCATCACCCCGCGTTCCGCGACGACGACGGCTTGCCGACCGCCATCCGCGTCGTCAACAACACCGAGAACATCGACGCCACGCTCGAAGACGACGCCCCGCTCAACGGCGGGCAGGTGGTCACGTTCCTGGCTTGTGGCTTCCGGCTGCAGCGGCCGGATGTCGAGGTGCAGGCCAGCCCCGAGCTGCGCTTCGAAATCGACAACGTGGATAGCCGCATCTCGCAGTACGTGAGGATTGCGGCCGAGAGTACCGACGTGGCCTTCGTGATCTATCGGCCCTACGTGTCGAAAGACCTGTCGCGGCCAAGCATGAACCCGCCGCTGCGACTGGAGCTGGCCGAGGTCAATGCGTCGGGCTGGGCGGTGTCCGCGGTCTGTCGCTTCGCCGAGCTGGCGAATCGTTCATTCCCGAGCAAGGTCTACACGCCGCAGCGCTTTCCGGGGCTCGTTGCATGAGTTGGGCGCTGCGCTATCTGTTGGAACCGATCGCCTGGACCGCGGGCGGCGACGACGCCCTTGCGTGCGACTGCTGGGGCTTCGTGCGCCGCGTGCAGCGCGAGACCTTCGGGCGCGATCTGCCGCGCTTGGTGGTGGCGGAGGGCCCGGCGTTTGTCGCGCGCGCCCTGGCCGGCTTCGCAGGCCGTGCTGACTGGCGCAAGCGACTGGCCGGCGAGGCCGCGGCCGATGGCGACATCGTGCTGCTCGATAGCGGCGCCGGTGACGACCACGTAGGCGTCTGGTGCGCGGCCGATCGCGGCGGCGTTCTCCACTGCAGTGCCACCACGGGCGGCGTGCTCTTCACGCCGGCCCCCCTGCTTGAACTCCACGGCTACCCCCGCCACAGGATCTGGACGTATGACCCTGCCCGTTGATCTTCCCGCCGCGCTCCGCGAAGAGCTGCGCGCGCACAGCAACGCCGTGCAGCAGTCCGGCGCGCCGCATGGCGTGCTCGTGATCAGCCGCAACCCGGTCGCGCCCTGGGAAGACCGCCAGACCGTGACGCCCGACATGCCTTGCGGTCTGGTGGATCTCGCGCGTGCAGCCGGGGCGGATATCGACGGCGGCCCCTGGATCCTCAACGTCAACGGCCGCTGGATTCCCCGCGCCGAGTGGCAGGGCGTCATGATCGAGGGTGGCACGGCCGCCGTCCTGCAGCGCCTGCCCGAGGGTGGGCGCAACGGCTCGCGCGTACTGCAGATCATCATCGGCATCGTGCTCGTGATCGTCGGCATCTTCTCGTCGATCTATGGCGGCTGGCCGATGATCTTCCAGGGCGTGTCGATGATCGTGGGCGGCATCCTCTCGCGCACGCCCAAGGCGCCCACGCCGGACCAGCTCTCCAGCGCTGCACAACCCAGCCCCACCTACAACCTGCAGGCGCAGGGCAACTACGCGCGCCTCGGCCAGGCCATCCCCGTGCAGTACGGCCGGTGCCGCTTCTACCCGGACTTCGCCTCGCAGCCCTACGCCGAGTACGCCGGGAATGAGCAGTACCTGTACCAGCTCTTTTGCCTGGGGCATGGCGACTTCGATATCGAGCAGCTGTACATCGAAGATCAGCCGATCAACGGCGAAGTGCAGGACGACGGGTTCTATCACTCCGACGAGCCCTTCCTCGATACGGTCTATCAGATCGTCGCGCCCGGCCAGAAGGTCACACTGTTCCCGACGCGCGTCCTCACGTCCGAAGCCGTCGCCGGGCAAACGCTGGAAGGCACGTCCGCATGGTTTCAGCTCACCGACGCGGACCTCGATCGCATCGCCGTCGACCTGGTGGCGCCGCGGGGACTCTACGTCGCCCGGGACGACGGCGGCCTCGATGCCGTCACCATCCTTGTTCGGGTCGAGGTGCAGAAGCTTGAGCAGTCCGGCGCGGCCTGGGTGCCCGGCACCAATCCGGTTCTGGAAAAGACGACCTACAGCGTAGCCGCGGCCGACGCCACGCCGCAGCGCCGCAGCATCGACTTCCCGGTCGACGTGGGCCGCTGGCAAGTGCGCATCGTCCGGATCTACCCGCCCACCACCGATGTCCGCACCGCGGACGAACTCGCGTGGGCAGGCCTGCGCGGCTACGTGCCGGGCGATCAGGACTACGGCAACGTCACCATGCTGGCGATGAAGCTGCGCGCGTCGGACCAGATCAGCAGCCAGGCCTCGCGCCGCATCAACCTGATCGCGACGCGCAAAGTCCCGACCTATGACGGCTCGGCCTGGACCACGCCGCAGCCCTCGCGCTCGATCGCCTGGGCGCTGGTCGACATGCTCAGCGATGGCGAGTACGGCCGCGGCCTCGCTGACGACGTGCTGCCGATCGCCGAAGTGCTGGCACTCGAATCGGCTGTCTGGCAAAGCGGCAACCCCGACGGCCAGGCCTTCGACTACCGCTTCGACCGCGCGGTTACCGCGTGGGAGGCGGCCACGCTGATCGCCCGCGCCGGCCGCTGCACTGTCTTCCAGCAGGGCGGACGCATCCGCGTCGTGCGCGACGAACAGCGCAGCCTGCCGACGCGGTTCTTCATGCCGCGGAACATCTCCCGCGGTTCGCTGAGTCTGGCGTATCTCATGCCGCGCACCGAGCAGGCAGACAGCGTCGACGTTACGTACTGGGACGAAATCACGTGGCGCCCGGAGACCGTGCGCTGCACGCCCCCCGGCATCACCGGCACAAACCCTGTGGGCGTGGATCTCGCGGGAGTCCAGCGCCGGCAGCATGCCGTCGAGGAAGGCCATTTCATCGCGCGCTCGAACCGGTACCGGAGAATCACCGGCTCGTTCCGCACCGAGATGGAAGGCTTCCTCCTGAGTCCGGGCGACCCGATCGCCATCACCCATCCCATGCCCGCTTGGGGTGGCGGCTCGGGTGATCTGCTGGCCTTCACCGGTACCGGCAAGGATGCCGGCGACGTGCTCACCCTGGATGAGCCTGTCGAGTTCGGCGTCGGCTTTCACTACGTTGGACTCAGCACCGCCAAGGGCGGATTCTCCGGGCCGTGGCGCGTCTCGGTAACGCCCGACCCGCGCCAAGTGGTGCTGGCCGAAGACATCGACGACGACGCCTATGCGCCTTACGTAGGCGGCAACCGTGAGCGCACGCGCTGGGCCTTCGGCGAGGGCGAAGACTTCTTCGCCAAAGCGATCGTGGTCCCGCCGATCCGCCCGCAGGGCAAGGAAGTCCTGGTCAATTTCGTGCTGGACGACCCGCGCGCCTACGACGAAACCGGCGCCGTCGCGCCCGATCGAGACCAGCCCTACAACCTGCCGCAGGCCACCGCACCCGTCGTGCGTGGCGTGGCCGTGCAGTTCTGGGGCGATCTCTCCGCGCCGTCTCTTGCAGTGTCCTGGGAGCCGGCGCCCACCGCCAAGTTCTACATCGTCGATCTGTCGCACGACGGCCAGACCTGGACGCGTGCGGCGGAAGTCACGTCGACCAGCGTGCGGGTTGCGGTGTGGTCCGGCGTGGTGTGGCTTCGCGTGGCGGCCATCGGCTCGCTGCGCGGCCCCTTCGTTACCTGGTCGGGCGATGTCTCGCTCATGCCCACCATTCCCGCGGACCCCACCGGCCTCGCGCTCGAGCACAGCGTGCCGGCGCACCCACTGGAATGGGACGGCCGCGACGCCATCTTCGTCGTCGATCCGATCGCGCGTGCGCAGGTCTATCGCTGGGAAGTGTGGGCCGGTATGCCGCTCGCGTTGAAGGGCGAATACACCACCAACGAACCGCGCCTGACGTACTCGCTCGAGCGCAACCGCGCCGACGGTGGGCCACGGCGCCAGGTGCAGATCCGCGTCTATGGCGTGAATGGCTCGGGCTGGTCTGAACACCCGGCCGCGATCACCGTCAGCAACCCGCAACTGCCGCCGCCGAGCTTGGTGGGCTACGACGCTGGCGAAGCGCTCACAGTGGTCGCCACTGGCGCCGACGCCACCGACTACGCGGGCACGCGCTTTGTCATGTCGCAAGACCCGGACTTCGATCCGGCGACGGCGGTGCCCGTGGCCGATGGGCCTGGTGTGCTGTATGCCAGTGGCAAGCTTGCGGCAGGCAACTGGTACATCTACGCCGCGCAGTACGACACCTTCGGCGACGATGGCCTGTCCTGGTCGGGCAAGATCACGGTGCACGTTTCCGCTGTGGCGGCGGGTATCCCCAAGGTTGCCGACGCCTCAACGATCACGGCCGCGCCGGGCAGCGATCCGCCTGGGGGCGACGCCTACTGGGCGGTGTGGTCGCTCGCTCATGAGTCGCTCTGGAGCTGGGACAAGCCGGCGGGCCACTACATCGACAACTCCGACCTGGGGAACGCCTACTACAACCTGATCACCGCCACGCGGGCGGCGTTCGGCTTCCTGTCCGCGATCTCCGGCAACCTCGGCAACGTCACCATCGGTGGCGCCGGCTGGTTGCGCACCGAGGGTGCGACATCCTTTCTAGGCGGCGGAACGGGCATCTTCCTGGGCGCGGATTCCGGCCAGTACAAAGCCCGCTTCGGCGGCCCCAAGGGCTCGGGTGTGCCGGGTGCTGGCTGGGACGGCAGCGCCTTCGAAATCTGGGCGGCCGACGGCTCCACGATCCTCAAGAGCGGCACCGCGCTTTCGATCAGTCCGCTGATCGATAACAGCGCCCTCGTTCCGAGCATCAGCGCGGCGGCGCAGTCCGCCGTGTGGGCGAACGTCACCGGAACCGGCAGACCGCAGGATGGCGCCACGGTGGGTGCCACCATCGGCGCCAATCTGTTCGGCCAGATGAACGCCAGCAACATTTCCACGTACATCGCGAACGCTGCCATCTCCAACGCGCTCATTGGCTCCTTGGGCGTCGACAAGCTTCTCGCCGGCTACCTGGCCGTCGGTCAGTGGATCGGTTCCGCAAACGGGCAGTGGTTTATCCGCGCTGACGGCGGAGCATCCTTCACTAACGTCCTTGTCCGGGGCGACGTGCAGGCGACGTCGCTGAATGCTGCGACGGGCACCTTCTCCGGCGTGCTGACAGCCGACGCGGTCAACGCCATCAGCACGATCAACATCCGGGGCGAAGCCGTCACCGTCATGCGCTCGGCTCGCCAGTCCGGCTCCGTGGACGCAACGCTTGGCACGTGGATCACGCTGGCTGCGGCCGGCATCAATGTGGGCGCCAACGGCCGCATCGCCATGATGTGTGACGCGATGGTGACGCGCTATGCAGACAGCGGCGGCGACGGTGGCTTTTCAAGCCTGCAGTCCGATGTCGAGTACCGAGTGTTGCGGCAGGACGGCACTACCTACGCAGGCCTGTCCGTCTCGGACGAAGGCCCGCTCAACGCCTACATCACCTACTACCTGCAGTGCCGGCGCGTGAATGGCGACCCGGCAATTCACACCATCGTGAGCAACGGGATCATCGTGCTCCTGGGGGCGATGCGATGATCGGAATCTACGACCTGGCCACCGGGCGCGTGCTGCGCCTGGTCGATTGCCCCGAGCACGAATACGACGCCGCCTGCGCCGAGGGTGAGGGCTGGAAGCCGCTAGGCACCACGGCCGCCGGCTACTTCGACGGCGACGACTTCGTGCCGATCGGTGACCCGCCGACCTTGCGACACGCCTATGACTGGACCGCGCGCAAGTGGGTGGCGCCACTCACCGAGCTGGCGGCGGATGTCTCCGCGAAGATCGATCGCGAGTTCAAGCGCCGCGATCTCCTGCCCGTCACCGTTGCCGGCGTTCCCTTCGATGCCGATGCGGCCGCACGCGAGAACATTTCCGGCACCGCTGCCCGCATCGAACGTGGCGACGCGCTGCCGGCCGGCTGGGTAGGCTGGCGCGATGCGGACAACGCCATGCATTGGGCAGACGCCATGCCGGCCGCGGTGCTCGCAAACCTCAATGCGGTGAGCCGCGCGATCGAAGATCGCAAGCAAGCGCTGCTCGTGGCCCGCTGGACCAAGAAAGCGCAGATCGCCGCCATCGCAGACGAGGCGGAGCTGCTTGCCTTCGACATCGGCACCGACTGGCCGGCGTGAAGCTCAATTGCCTGATCGTTGCTGCGGGGCTCTGGCTCCGCGCGAGAGGTCGGGCTTGGTTCTGCGTTCGCCGTTCCGTTTCCCTCGCCGGTCTCGTTCCGCATTGCGGCTACATCGAGGACCAGGGCCGGCACCTCACCCTCATTGAATACATACCCCGCAAACGCAAGGGCTCCGGCCCTGGCGCTGACACCGCATTGTTGTTTCACGGGCGCTTTCGCGTCCGCCGTTTCGTGGAGGTCTCGCGCGTCGAGGCCGACACCCTCCAGGAGGCAGTCCGTGGGGACACGTGAGTTGCTATTGCCACTTTACGCCCTGGGGTGCCTCTGCGCAGCCCTTTTCGTTTTGCCGCCCACCCACGCGCTAGGCGCTTTGCTGATCGGGGGCGTGGTCGCGGTTCTGCACATCGCCCGGTAAACAACATGGACCAGCCAATGCTTGAGCCCGCAAAGAACGAGGTCGCAGTCGCAGTCGCCAAAATGGCGCCACCCACTATCGTTACGGCTAGCGCCGGGATCTTCGACCTCACTCTTAACGAGTGGGTGTCGCTCGCGACGCTGCTCTACATCTGCCTTCAGGCGTTCTTTCTCCTGCGCGATCGTCTTTCGAAGCGGCCCCGTCGGCGCAGAGGCGACCGCGCATGAGCGCCAGCAAAACAATCGTCAAGTACGGCGGGACGCTGGTGCTCGCCAGCGCTGGCCTGTTCTCGTTCCTGGGCAAGTGGGAGGACGGTAGGGCCAAGCCGGCCGCTGACACCGTCGTCTATGCCGACAAGCTCGCGCACGGACTCCCCACCACCTGCCTCGGCCTGACGAACAAGACCAGCCCTTACCCCGTGATCGTCGGCGAAGTGTGGTCCGCCGCGAAGTGCGAGGAAGTAGGGCGCCTGGTGCTGGAGAAAACGCAGCTCCGCCTCGCGGACTGCATCAAGACGCGCGTATCGCAAAACACATTCGACGCGCTGTCCTCGCACGCCCACAACCTCGGCGCCGGCAGCACCTGCGCGAGCCGCGCGCTCGCGCTCATCAACGCCGGCCAGCTTCGCGAAGGATGCCGCGCCCTGGCGCAAGCGCCCGACGGCATGCCGGTATGGAGCTACGTGCCCACCGGCAAGCGGCAACCCGATGGCAAGGTCGAAATGAAGTTCGTGGCGGGCCTGTACGCCCGCCGTGTGGATGAATGGCACCTGTGCGAAAGGGTGGGCCCCGCATGATTCCGATTCCCCCCGCCTTTTACGGCGCCGTCGCAAAGCTTCTCGGCGCCTTCGTGCTCGTCGGAGCCGTTGGCGCGGCCGTGCTTGCCTACGGCCACCGCTGCCGCGAGGAAGGCGTCGCGGCCGAGCGCGGCAAGTGGGCGCTGGCTGAGGCCAAGCGCACGGCCGCGCTATCGCGCGCCGAAGCTGAGCGCGCCCGCGACAACCTGATCAAGGTCCAAACCCAGCAGGCAATCTCACAGGAGGTCGATCGTGCCCACCAAGCAAACGTCACTGCTCTGCGCGCTCTGTACGGCCCTGGCCGCGTGCGCAACGTCGCAGCCGGTACAAATCGCGCCCCGGGACTGCGCGCCCCTGCCACAAGCCCCGGCGAGTTTGATGGTGGATCCGCCGACTATCGACTTGGTGCCGGAAGCCCTGCGACCGAAAGCCAAGAGTGCCGCGCGCTCCGGTCAGACGCAGCGGTGACGACGGCGCAGCTCCTCAACTTACGGTCTTGGGTGGTGCGGCAGGGATTGGGTCGGATTTCCGAATGAAGAATCGCGCCGCCGGGCCTTCTGCCTCAAGCTTGAAGTGATCCCGGAGAACGGCGACGACATCGCGGTATCTGCGACGGTAAATTGCAGCGATCTGAGGATTGCCGCCTGAATCTTCGAAGCAGGATAGGCACTCCCCCAGTTGGTCGAGCTCTTCGGTGAGGACGTAGCTCGGGGTATCAAGGGCGTCGCGGGCGTCCGCCTCGAAGAATCCCTGTAGAAAGGCGCGCTCGTCCTTGTCGGTAACGCGCTCGTACACTGTGTATACGCCTAGGATGCTCGCGACCGTTGGCGGGCGCCCGATTGCGTCGGGCATCTCGACGGTCGGCTGCTCGAGATTCAGGAGGGCGTCGATGCTGGTAGACGTCGATGCCGCCATCCGCTGCAGCTCCTCAAGATGTGACTGCGACTGAATCAGCCGGAGCTGATCGGCCTGTAGTTTGATGGTGAAGGCGACACCGCAGAGCGTCAGGAACGAAAAGGCTCCGCTGGCGTAGCTGCCAAACGCCGCCCAGTCGTCCCGGTTCTCGCTCAACGCTCCATGGAACTGCAGGAAATAGAGGCCAAAGACCAGGGCTGCGCCGCCGATCAGGAGCGCGATGGCGCTGCGCAGGCCGTGCGCCTCACCACTGCCGGTCTTCAATTTGCTCTCTCTCACTCGGCTGTGACGTACTGCCGGCGGGCTTGAGCCGCGCGATCAGTGCGCGCCACGCGACCCATATTGATACGAGGAAACCAAGTAGGCAGAAGCCCCAGATGTAAATCTCGGTGTCGGACGCTGGCATACGGCTGTTGTTGTAGGCGTTGTCCGACAGGATACCGGTCCGGTAAGACAACTTCTGGGAATTGTTCACGCGCCATCCGTTGCGCGCGCTCAAGAGCGGCGGACAGGTTCTCAGGAGTGAAGATTGAGTCGCGCTACCACTGGCGGTCAGCGATCCTTTCTGCCGCGCTCGGGCCGGAATCATTCGCCGGCGGCAGCGCCCTGGAGAGATGGCGAACTGCCCATGCGACAACGCAGAGCAGGCCTAGGCCGCAAAGGCCTATGGTGGTAGTAGCGATCATCGCAGCCCCTTAAACTCGATCAGGCGTGGCAAATAGCGTTCAACTCCTGTCCCCGCAACCACGATTCAATGCGAAGCGCCGGCTAGTCCGGCGCTTCGCATTTGTGCGTCAGCGTTTCGGCACGCGCCGGACACAAGCGCGCGGCAGATGGCGTTCAAATCCCAGTCCCGCAACCAAATGCGAAAAAGGCCCGATGCGAAAGCACCGGGCCTTTTTCATTCAGTCGTGTGGGGATGCACGGGAGTTGGCACGGAGCCTGACCGAAGCGGGATGAGCCGGGATGAGCCGGGACACCGCGAGACCCGCGCCAGCATTGAAGGTGCGCGAGCCTACGACCAGCAGGCGAGAGCGGGCCGAGTGGCGCGCGTCTCGAACGAAAATCGGAGCGTTAGCGGGCAAGTTGGCACTGAACCCTCCGGCGGGCGCCGCCGGTCCTCCTCCGGATTCGTCGGCCGCTGTTTGACGCGAACGCGGCTGATAGCAGTGTTCGTTCGCGGCCACGCTGCCGAGCGCGACCACCGAGTGGGCGGCGCCGATGGCCACGCCGGCAATACTGACAAAGCCATCCGACCGGCGACGAGGTGTACCGCTGCGGCGCTCCTGCGCCGTCAAACCAGGGAAGACTCGAAAAGGCATCGCACGCTTCAGGCCGCAAATGCGGCACAAAAAGGCACTAGTTTGGGGCGCGACGCAAGTCCGCACAACTGTTAAAACTGTCAGATTTGACTAGGCCGCGGATTGGCGTGAGCTCCTCCAAGCGGCAACCAGGAAGTCGGCCATCATGCGTGCGGTGGCAGTCCTTCGGCGCTCGAAGAATTTGTCGTAAAGCATGCCGACCAGCGCCCCCTCTTGCTCAGCGCTCATGTTGTCCAGGTCCAGATCATCCAGGAACATGTTGACGGCGGCAGAGGCCACTGCCATCAGGGCAAGGTCTTTCCCGTTGGTCAAATAGTCCGGCTCCGACGATGTGCTGCGCGCTTCTGGCGCGCGTGCTTCAGCAGCGCCCGCGGGCGACTCAGACGCCTCGACCTCTTCGCGCCCAGCTAGCCACTTCGGGCCCCTTCCATAGACCAACCACTCCGCGCTGAGGCCCGTCCGCTCTTCGATGAGCAGCCGCGTCTTGCGCTGTGGCGCATACGTTCCGTTCAACAACGAGACCACGACGTGGCGCGGGATCTGGTTGCGGGCCGCCCAAGCGTACGGCCGCCCGCCGGTCGCCTCCTTGAAGCGGTCCAGCATCGCATCACGGTTTTCTAGCGGCTCACTCACTTCATTTTTCCTTCGGTGCGAATAGGGAAGTCAACTTCCAAATTCCGCATCTATCTTCGTTATTTCCAAACGATTGATGTGTAAGTAAAAGCCCAAGAAACACATCAATCAGGGCGCCACCTAATTCGGAAGTGTTGACTTCCGCATCACACTTCAGCATCATTTAGCCCATGGACGAACGGAGTAATTCACCCATGGGCGAACGAAAACCGGCAAAAAAACCAGCCCTTACGGACTGGCACCGCGCCGACATCGTGGCGGGCCTACGCAAGGCCGGCTGGAGCGTGCGGCAACTCGCCAAACACCACGGCTATGCGTCCCACGGAACGCTGACGGTCGCTTTGTCGCGTCCATTTCCGAAGGCGCAACGCTTGATCGCCGAGGCCATTGGCGTCTCTCCGGAGTTGATCTGGCCGTCTCGCTATCCCAATGACTCACGCATAGCGCTGGCCGATGGTAGCTCAGGTTCGAAACTTTTGACGCGTCAAAGTTCGGAAGTTTCGCCAAACAAGAGTCAAGTCTGTGGTGGTTCATCGCGGCCTTCTGGGTCCGAAGTTCTGAAATCCAGTGTGGAACAGGCCGGGGCCTGAAGGCCAGCACGGCGTTTGGAAGGTCGGAAATGAGGAGCGATCCAATGCGAACGAAGAAGTGGAAACCGGTGCGACCGGCCCATTCCATCGGGCACGCGACAGAGCTGAACTTGGCGCACGCCTTGAGGCATCACAACCGCGGCATCAAGGCAGTCGCCGGTTTGATGGGTACGAAACAGGACACTTTGTACAAGTGGCTGGGCGAAGACCGCATGCCGATCTGTTCGGTCGCGCCCTTCGAGCACGCCTGTGGCGGCGCGCATTACCTGACGGACTTCCTCTCCGCACAAGCCGGCCGCCTAGTTGTCGCGATGCCGACCGGTCGGGTGTCCCCGCTGAACCTCGCCGAGCTTCAGGTATTCCAGGGCGAAGTGCTGGCGTTGCTGATGCGCTGCTATGAGCGAAAGGCCGACCCGCGCGAGACCGCGGACGCGCTCGCGACCTTGCTGGGCGAGATCGCGTTTCAACGCGAGAGCGTGCTGCGGATGCAAGCCCCTGAGCTGGATCTGTTCGCGTCCACGTAATGAACCCGCTAACCCCCGCGCGTTTGTCTGGGCTTACGGCCCAGATGGTTACCACGCAGATTCAAGGAGAAGAAGCAGTGAGCAACGAACAAGAGCTTTTCGCTTGGTTGAAGAGTCGGCCCCTGGCCGTCGAAGTGCTGCACCGGGCCGTTGTGGGCTGGAACAACGGCGATCTCACGATTCGTCTCGCAGCCGACTGCCGGATCAAGGCGCGACCCGAAGCAACACCTTCTGGGTCGATCGGTGAACGCCAAGCAGAACTGGCCGCACAGGTCGTGGCTGACCTCGCCCGCGAGGGCAAAACCAGCCACGACATCAAGAACGCCGTTACGGCGATGCTCGAAGGCTTCTCAACGATCAGCCAGTCGCCTTCAAGTTCTTCACGTTGATTTTCACCAGTTCGTCGTACAGCGAATTCAAATGCTCACCAGCTCGCCTTCCATGCTCAGACGTCATCGCACTTTGATGGAAGAGGTTCGGCTGATTCCTGATGATCTCCTGCAGGAGTCCGTAGGCGTGACTATGGGCGGTGGACTCGATCTCTTGTTCAGTCATGAGGGCTCCTTCGTAAAAGTAGATGGTGTGCAGATTGGATGCCTGCACAGCCATTCTACGGCGAGGGGCGCTCTCACCCTTCTGAGAGGTGGGTGTTGACGCTCAAGACCCATTACTCCTGCACAGAACTCGCAGCGCTCAAGCTTCCGAACTATCCGACGTCAGCGCGCGCTTGGCAGGACCTAGTCGAGCGCGAACAGATCGCCTTCACGGAGCACCGCAGCCGCGGTCGCGGCGGGATCCGACGTGAATACCTTCCAACGCCCGCCATGGCCAAGCTCATCGAGCGCGCAGAAGGCATCCGGGCCCGCGGCGATGTTGCCGCCCGGAAGATCGCCGCCATGGAAGCTTTCAACCGCGACGAAGCCGCCGCAGAAGCTTCCCGCCAAGCCAAGGGCGAAGCCGCTCTGGCCGATCTGGTGGCGAAGCTCACGCCCAACCAGCAAGCGCGCTTTGACGCGCGGTGGGCGATCGTCCAGGGCTGGGAAGTCTGGTTCGTCCAGGCGCAACCGATGGGCAAGAAGGCCGGTCTCGCAATCTTCGCCGATGCCTATAACGCGGACGAGCTGCGCTTGGCCCAGATCACGGCTGCCGTGCGTGAAGCCTTCCCGACCGTCTCTGCGCGCAGCGTCGAGCGCTTCGTGACCGACTACACCCGCGATGGGCTCGCGGGCCTGATCGATAAGCAAGACGGCCGGCTGCTCAAGGACGTGAATGTCTTCACCAAGCAGCCGGAGCTCTACTCCGCCGCGCTGGCGGTGATCACGGCCAAACCGCACATCAAGACGACTGACCTGGTCGAGCTCCTGAAGGGTGCGTCGATCGACGCCGAGACCGGCGAAGTCTTGTTTGAGGCGCCCAGCTATTGGGCCGCGGACCGCTTCGTGAAGGCTTGGAAGGCCAAGCACCCGGAGCTCTTCCTGGCGCTGACCAACCCGGACGAGTGGAAGAACAAGGCCATGTCCGCGGTCGGCAATGCCTCGGAGGATGTCGAGCGTCTGAACCAGCGCTGGGAGATGGACGCCACGCCGGCCGACTGGATGCTGACCGATCCGGAGAGCGGCGAGCGTCGGCGCTACGCGTGCTCGGTCGTGATCGACGTCTATTCGCGCCGGATGATCGTGGTCCTCGCCCGCACGCCTAAGGCGCAGACGCACATGTTCTGCCTGCGCCTGGCGCTGCTCGCCTGGGGCGTGCCCGAAGAGATCGTCACCGACAACGGCAAAGACTACGTGGCGCGCGAGTTCGTCCAGGTGCTCAACGCGCTGGACATCAAGCACCGCACTACGGCCCCGTTCTCGCCCTGGCAGAAGCCGCACGTCGAACGCGGCATCGGCGTGATGCTGCACTCCATCCTGGAGCTGCTGCCCAACTTCATAGGCCATTCGGTTGCCGAGCGCAGCGCGATCGAAGCCCGCCGCGCCTTCTCGGAACGCTTGTTCAAGAAGGACTCGGTGGTCGAGCTCGACATGACCCCGAACGAGCTGCAGGCCACGATCAATGACTGGCTCGTCGGCACCTACGAGCAGCGCGCGCACGGCGAGACGAACACCGCGCCCTTTGCACGCACCGCCGCCTGGCGGGGCAAGGTCCGCCGCATCCAGAACGAACGCGCGCTGGACATCTTGCTATTGCCGGCTGCCGGCGGCGGCACCCGCACCCTGCAGAAGAAGGGCATCCACTTGGACGGCGCCTGGTACGCCGCGCCGGCACTCTTCGCGCACGTGGAAGTGGGCACCGAAGTGACCCTGCGCGAGACCGAGGACTTCGGCGAAGTGATCGTCTATCAGGACGGACAGTTCGTCTGCGTGGCGGTGTGTCCAGAGCGCAAGGGCGTGTCGCGCAAGGAGCTCGCCGCGCACTGCCGCAGCGCCCAAGCCAAGCGCGTCAAAGATGCCAAACGCACGATGCGCGCCGCGTCAAAAATCGATCCGGATGCAGAGCTCAGCCGCCTGCTGCGCAACAAGGCGCAGGCCGCAGGAAAGCTCACGCCGCTGCCCGCGCGGACGGAGGCTCACAGCTCGCAAGGTCTGGAGCAAGCCGCGATCGCCGGACGCCGCCTTGCGGGCGAGTTGGCACCCGCGCCGGTTCCCGCCGATTTGCAGGCCGCGATGGCGCGCCGCCAGGCAGACGCAATCGTCATCCCGGCGGATCCAGAACCCAAGGTCGTGCAGATCCCGGAGACGCCCGAGCTGCGCTTTCGCAAGTGGCTGGAGCTCAACGCTCGTGTTGAGCGTGGCGACGTGATCGACGAACCGAAGCTGCAGAAGTGGTGGGGCATGTACCAGCAAGCCCCCGAGTTCAAGACCCAGATGCGCCGCCACGAGGCGCAAAACAAAACGGGCGCATCGGCTGCCACCGCTGCGCCCGTCCAACTCCAGAAAGGTGCCTGAAGTATGAAGACCCACGCCAATCCACGCAACCTGCCGCCGGGCCTCGCCTCGATTGCGGCGCTGGACCTGGTCTCGGTGACCATGGAAAAGCTCAACGACCGTCACGCCGGCCTGCCTGGCCTGGGCGTGCTCTACGGTCCGGCAGGCTGGGGTAAGAGCATGTCTGCCGGCGCGATGCAGATGCTCTATCGCGCCTACTACATCCAGATCCGCAGCGCCTGGACGCGCAAGAGCCTGCTGGAAAAGATCCTGGTCGAGATGGGCGTGGCCATCCCCAAGGGCAAGGCCACAATTCCTCATCTGCTGGATCTCGTGTGCGCGCAGCTCTCGGGCTCGATGCGCCCACTCGTCCTGGACGAGTTCGACTACTGCACCCGCTCGGACGGCCTGATCGAGATCGTGCGCGACATCTACGAGGGCTCGCGCTGCCCGATCCTGCTCGTGGGCGAAGAGCTGCTGCCGCAGAAGCTCGCAAGCTGGGAGCGCTTCCACAGCCGCGTGCTCGCCTGGGCACCGGCGCAGCCCGTGACTGTGGGCGACGCCGCCAAGCTCGCGCCGCTCTACTGCGCAGGCGTCTCTGTCGCAGAGGACTTGCTCGCGCACCTGGTCGAGATCTCCGAAGGCTCAGTGCGCCGCGTGTGCGTGAATCTCTCGCTCATCCGCAATGAGTCCCTCACGGTCGGCGAGGACATGATGACGCTCGCCAAGTGGAACGGCCGCGAGCTCTACACGGGCGAAGCCCCGGTGCGAGGCGTCTGATGCCGCGCAAGCCCGCACACCTCGAAATGATCGGCGGCAAGAACGGCCGTCAGCGCGCGTGGGAAGCGATCCGCGGGCGCAAGGGTGCCGCCTGGACGCGCCAGGAGATTGCAAGCTTGGCCAAGATGGAACTGTGCTCGCTGGAGTCCTACCTGCAGGGCTTGGGTCGAGCCGGCATCGTGACCGAGACGCACGTCGAGAAGACGCACGCGCTGCATCGCGGCTGCTGCAAGGGCGCGCGCTGGTACGTACTCGCCCAGGACCGCGGCGTCGAGGCGCCGCGTGTCACCCGAGACGGCCGCGAAATCACAGCCGGTGGCGCGAGCGAGAACATGTGGATGGCGATCCGCAACTTCCTGCCCGTGTTTGACGCTCGCGAGGTCGCAGCGTACGCCGGCACGCCCGATATGCCGGTGCCCGAAGCAACGGCGAAGAGCTTCGTCCAGATGCTCGCGGAGGCGGGCTACCTGGAAGCGGTGACGCCTCCGAACCGCGGCCGCTATCGCGGGGCGCTCACGCGCTACCGCTTGCTACCGCACATGAACACGGGGCCGCGCCCGCCCATGGTCCAGCGCACCAAGACGGTCTACGACCCGAACCTGGGGAAAGTCGTCTGGCAGGAGCCCGCCGATTTTGACGGGGAGCTTGACCATGCGTGAGCCGCTGCCCCAAGTCGAAATCGAGCGGGCGCGCGACATGGCAGCGCGTGCCACCAAGGATGCCGGCGAAGGCGGCTTTGCCGCCGTGGCCGAGCGCTGCGGCCTCAAGCGCTCGGCAGTCTCCATGTTCGTGCGCCGCAAGTACCCCGCCGGAGAAAGCGGCGTGGCGCGTGACGTGCTGGCCGCGCTGGACGGCTTCACCTGTCCGTACCTGAACGCGCACATCACGCAGGACGCCTGTCGCGCCGTTGCGCTCGCCGAACCACCCACCCACAACCCGCTCAAGCTCGCGCACTGGCAGGCCTGCCGTCAGTGCCCCGGCAAACCGAAGGAGGCCTGACCGTGCAGACCCTTCCCCGTGTCCTTTCCATCGTTACCACGCAGCGCTTGGGCCTGCAGAACCGTGCGATCTGCGAACTGCGCGCCCTGGGCTGCAAGGTGCTGCGGGTCTCGCTCGACGCGTCCCTGACGCTCGACGTCGCGCCCGGTTGCTTCAAGGCGATTCGCCCCCACGCGCACGGCGTTCTCACCCGACAGCTTGACGCGCAACACGAGCAAGTCTCGGTCGGCTTCGCGGGCTGTACCGTGCGCTGGATTGAGGAGATGCGCTGATGGGCCGCCCTCGCACAGTCGGTGCCGAGCACCTCTACGGCCTGCACTCGCCCCGCGGTCGCATGCTGCTCGCCCTTCGCGCGCAGCACATGGGATCTGACCAATTGGCCGAGCGCTGCGGCGGCGGCTACTTCGCGGTCCTGCAGACCCTCATGAAGGCCGGCTTCGCGCGCGAACGCCAGGACGGCCGCTTCGAGCTGACTCCCGCGGGCGTCGCCCGCTGTCCGTCCCGCCGCAGCGTGCTCGCCGCGCGCGATGCCGTCGCCCATTCCGCCCGCTTCGCTCCGGAGAGCGACGCCGAACCTATCTCATCACAAGGACTCGCGTAATGAACGCACCCGCTAACGCAGTGCCCCCTGGCTATTGGCGAGACGCCGAAGGCCGCCTGATCCCTGAGTCGATGGTCAAGCCGGTCGATCGGGCTCGCCACGAGCTCGTCGAGGAGCTCGTCACTGAGGCCAAGGCTGTCTCCGGGGTGCTCTCGAAGTACAAGGCCCGCGCCTTCAACGACATCGCCGCCTTCGTCGACATGAGCGTCGAGCAGTACGGCGTGAAGCTCGGTGGCCAGAAGGGCAACGTCACCCTCATGAGCTTTGACGGCCGCTACAAGGTCGTGCGCCAGATCGCCGAACACCTGGTCTTCGACGAGCGCCTGCAGGCCGCCAAGGCCCTCATCGACGAGTGCATCCAGGACTGGACCGAGGGCGCCCGCGACGAGATCCGCGCGCTGATCAATGACGCCTTCCAGGTGAACAAGGAAGGAAAGATCAATACCGGCCGCGTGCTGGGCCTCAAGCGCCTGAACATCCAGGACGAGAAGTGGAACCGGGCGATGACCGCGATCGCCGACAGCGTCCAGGTCGCGGGCAGCAAGCCTTACGTGCGTGTCTATGAACGCGTGGGCGAGACCGATCGCTATGAAGCGATCGCCCTGGATCTGGCGGGAGCCTGACATGACCACGAACCTCAATGGCCTGGGCCCTGCGGACGTGCCTGTCACGGTCGAAGCTCTGCAACAGGAGAACGCGGCACTGCTCGAGGTACTCCGCGCCCTGTCTCGGGACCTGGCTCGCATCGTCGTTTCGCACATGGAGGGCAAGGCCGAGCAGACCGCCCAGATCATCCAGTCGATCGTGGATCGCAACGTGTTCGTAGTCGACGATCGCCGGACGGAACTGCACTGATGACGCGCGGAACTCTCGGAACCATCGTCGTGCGCCGCACGCAAACCGCGACGGTCATTCGCGCCACTGGACTCGCCGCCGAGCAGATTTTTGACGCGGTTGTCTCGCACACGGCGGGCCGCCTAACGCGCGTTTCTCCGCTCGTGCCGTATTCGCTCCCCACGCGCTCAGGCCGCCAGAGCTTCCAGGCCTTCCTGGCCGAGGTCGAGCACCTGCTCGTGCTCGAACACCACTTCACCGAAGCGCAGGCGGCCGCTGCGATCGTTCGCGACGCCGAGTGGCTTGCCGAAATCTACGACGAGAACGGCCAACCCACGGCCGTGGCGCGCGATGTCGCCACATACCGCGGCCGCCCGGAGACCTGAGCGATGACAGATGAAGAGCGCCGCGTCGAGCTGGCGGCCGCGATCACCACCGTGAGCCGCCTCATGCCCGAGGGCATGGAAGTGCGCATCTATCGCAAGGGCCCGCGCCTGTGTGACAGCGAAGTGGAAACGACCTGGCCGAACGGCGAGGTAACCAACAACCGTGCAACCGAGGCAATGCACTGAGCCTGCTGGTTCGATGGTCCGTGTCAGAGCGGGCCATCCGACAAGCTGGTTTGACGGAGCGAGAAGCAATGGCACTCACCAAAGAGCAATGGACCGATATCGAAGATCGCCTTTCCGGCTTCTTCGGCGCCGTCATCTTGATGTGCGACGGCCATAAGGTTTCGGCCTATGTGCAGCGGCGCAAGGGTCGCATCGGCATCGCTGTCTATGTCGATGGCTACATGCGCACGGAGTGGTGCAAGGGCCAGGCAGAGGAAGCGTGTCTCTTCCTGCGGCCCAAGAAGGTGTTTCTCCATTCGGCGTCCGTCCGCGCTGAGTACGCAAAAAAGGCAAAGTCGCGGGCCCTTAGCAAGGAGCTGCAGGCGTTCTTCGCCGAGAACGCCACTCAGCATTTCGTGTTTTGGGAGCCCTGGTGGCCGAACGCGAAGGACTTCTGCCGCAATCTACGCAAGACATGCACCGATGTGACACTGCCTCCGGGGGCAATGTCGTGAGCCAGCACCTCTATCGCCGCGTCCTGCAGCACTTTGGCGACGCTGCGCAGATCCAGCAAACGATGGCCGAGTGCGGCGAGCTGATCACCGCGCTGAGCCACTATTTCGCCAGCGGTCGCGGCACCGCTGCAGATGTCGCGACCGAGATCGCCGACGTAGAAATCATGTGTGCGCAGATGCGCATGATCGTCGGCTCAGAGCTCGTCGATCTGGAAAAGGTCGAGAAGCTCGCGCAACTACAAGCGCTGCTCGCCGACGAAGAGCAGCGGGCCATCTGATCATGTCTGCGGCCCAGCTCGCATCCCGTCGCAAGGCCATCTTCGCCGCCTGTCGCCAGCTCGACCTTGACGACGACACGCGCCGCGAGATGTTGCGCAAAGTCGTCGGCGTCACTTCCACGAAGGATCTGGATCTGAGGGGCTGTGCGCAGGTGCTGGAGCATTTGCGCAAGGTCGGTGCGACCCGCACGCCCAAGGCCAAGAGTGTCGGCCAGCATCCCGGCAAGCCGCAGAAGGGGCGACCGGGGGCGGACGAGCTCGTCTGCAAGATCGAGGCGCAACTGACCGACATGAAGCTCTCGTGGGCCTACGCGAAGGCGATCCTCAAGCGCGTCTCTCAGAAAGACGGGCACGCGTCAGTCGAGGTATTCGAGTTCGCAACCCCGACGATGCTGCGAGACGTCGTCGCGTCACTGGCCTACGAGCAGAAGAAGCGCGCCCTGCTCGCCCACGTGGAAGCGCTTCTCGTGGCCCGCGGGCTCACGTTGGATGACGCGTACCGCGTGCTGCCGGGACTGCCAGCCAACTGGCAGCGAAATATCCGCGCGCTCCAGGCGTTGCAGGTACGCCTGGCACCGCTGCAGGCGCCGATCTGAGCAAAGGAGCGTTCTCGATGACCGATCGCATTCCCGACGCCTACCCGGAACTGCTCGCCGACCTGGTGGCGCAGCTGAGCCGCCAGATCGAGAAGACGGGGCTCGCGCCTGAGCGCGCCGGGGCCATCGCCTTTTCGGTAGCCGAGCACGCGCGCGAGCATTGGAGTGGCTTTCCTATCTACGTTCCGGAGGAAGGCCACGCCTCAGCCGGACGTGCCAACGCGGATCTCTTCGGGGCAGAGGCGGCAGGAGCCGATCCGACTTTCTCGGAGTCCGGCGGGCTCTATGCCGAGTTGCTCGCGGATCTCGCCCGAGAACTGATCCGCCATCTCATGCACGAAGGGCTGGACGAGGTCGCCGCGCGGGCCCACGGTCCGAACCTCTCGCAGTATGTCCGTCGCCATTGGGGCGGCCAGAGCATCTACATCCCGCGCGGCGTGACCTACGAATCCGACGAGCGCGGTCGCCGCATGTTCGAGAAGTTCCGCGGCAACAACCACGTCCAGCTTGCGCGCGAGTTCAACGTGTCAGTGATCTGGGTCTACAAGACCATCGCCAAGGAACGCGCGAGATTGCAAGGCAAGATCCAAGGGCGCCTGTTTTAGCTTTCACTCATCCATGATTACGAAAAGGCCCGCCAGGCGGGCTTTTTTTACTTTCTAGTTGCTTTCATCAACACGGGAAGCTATGATTAATTTACCGGAAAGTAAAATCGCTTTCCGAGATTGCGGGTTAGCTCTGCTTGGGTGTGAAGCCAAACGACCCCGCCGCGAAGATGGAGGATGTTATGGCAATGACGGATTTGGGAAAGGAACTGAGGAAGCTTCGGATTGATTTGGGCATCACGTTGATGGAAATGGCGACCACCTTGGGAATCTCCTCCGCCTACCTGTCGAGCATCGAGACTGGCAAGAAGCCAGCGCCCGAGGGCTTTGTTCGCCAACTGGCCAGTTGCTACGAGTCAGTGATGCGACGTAAGGAGGTGTTCGAAGTCTTGGCGAATCAAGCCAGGCAAGAGGTAGTACTTCGACTAGGAGAGGCCTCGACGGAGGATTACCAGTTGGCGACAGCATTGGCACGTAGATTCTCTTCGATGACACCGGAACAGCGTGAAGCTCTGCAACGTCTTTTGAACACGGAGAGCGAATGACAAACTCATACTCTGCTCGTCGAGACGGGATGGTAGTGCCCCCACGGTCGAACGCATCTATCGAGGCCCTTGCGAACGTTGTTCGAGACTCCTTCGGCCTGACTGATCGTAAGTACTTCCCCATCGTGCCGCTGTACGAGTGGCTCGATACGCTGGTCCCGGGCGCGTACTTCGAGGTCTTGGAGCCCGAAGACATGGGTGTGGATCACGGCCGCACCCTTCCCGATAGGGGCGTAATTAGCTTGAGAAAAGACGTCTACGACGGGGCAAGCGAAGGTAGGCCCCGAGATCGCTTCACGTTGGGACATGAGCTCGGTCACCTGCTCATGCATCGCCAGATCACGCTTAAGCGCGTTGATCCGGCGGCGCCACCGAAGGTCTACTGCAATTCCGAGTGGCAGGCAGATAAGTTCGCGTCCTTCCTGCTGTTGCCGAAACACCTGATGGCGGCATACAGCACGTGCGAGGAGATCGCGAGAGACTTCGGCGTGAGCGCGGAGGCAGCCTATGCAAGACGCGAAGACATGATGAAATGAAAAGAGCCACAAGATGATTCTTGCGGCTCCCCTCATCCCAATGCGCACCGAGATGGACGACGCGGCGCGCGCTAGGTGGTTTGAGACAGACACGAGGCGGCAACCTCGCGTATCCCGTACGACGGAAACGGAGTCTATCTCTCATCAACCTTCAAGGGCAATCCTTCGTCCGGAAAGGAGGTGTGAGATGGATGCAGAAGACTCAGACTAGCTTTGACTTCGGCTCGGACTTCGGTTCGCGCCAGCCCGGTCCGGGTGAGACGGTTATCTATCGTCCCTACATCACCCTGAAGAACGGCACCAAGCTGTGGGCGCGCCAGTTCGGCAAGAAGGCGTTCCGTCTGGTGGTTCCGGCCGCTCAGGCCTAACGAAGAGAGGCACCCCTGCGGGTGCCTCTCTTCTTAAACCCGTTTAGCGGATGCAGGCATGACCTCCGATGAAGATGACGCATCTTCATCGGAGGCTCTATGCGTCACCTGATCCGCTTCATCTGCGCCCGCATGTCGCCCTGGCTGTTCGTCAGCCTGGCGTTGCTCGTTGCGATCGCAGTTACCGCGCCGCGTCTGCTGCCGGTCTCTCTCTACAAGCTGTCACTGATCACCTGTGCGGCCTGGGTCGCTTACTGGATCGATCGCGGGCTGTTCCCGTACGCGCGGCCCGACGCCTTCATGGCTGTCGTCTGCTCGCCGGGCGCGGGCATAACGGTCAAGTCCGTGCCCAAGGAACTGCCGCAGGCCCTCGGTTTCGCGGCCGCGCAGTTGCGTCGTGCCGTCATCATCGCGGCCGCGATGATCGGCGTCGCGCTCGGGGCCTGAGATGGCCCGCCATATCAGTCGCGGCGAACTCGTGGCCCGGCTGCTCATCGTCGTCGCAGTAGCGATCTGCGCCGCCTGGTCGAAGCATGGTCAGGCGCAGGAAATCCCACGGGAGGCCGCGCGCTACCGCCAGGAGCTGACCCGCAATGCGCGTCTCGTCTGGGGCATTGATGCACCCGTGGCAACCTTCGCCGCGCAGATCCACCAAGAAAGCCGCTGGCGACCGGACGCCACAAGCCCTGTCGGCGCCCAGGGGCTCGCGCAATTCATGCCAAGCACGGCCGAGTGGATTAGTGCAGCCTATCCGGATCTGAACACCCCAGGCGATGAGCTGCCCCCGGCCGGGAGACAACCGGCCGGGGTGGGCAGTGCCTACAACAGCGCCTGGGCCTTGCGGGCGCTCGTCACCTACGACCTGCACCTGTGGGAGCGCACATCCAGCGCCTCGCCCTGTGAGCACATGGCCAAGGTGCTCTCGGGCTACAACGGTGGCATAGGGTGGGTGAGGCGTGATGAACGCCTGGCGCAAGCGCAGGGCGCCAACCCGGCCGTGTGGTTCAACCAGGTCGAGCGCTTCAACGCCGGCCGCAGCACGGCTGCCTTTCGCGAGAACCGCGGCTATCCGCGCCGCATCCTCCTGACCCTGGAGCCGCTTTACGTCGCAGCTGGCTACGGACCGGGGGTCTGCGCGTGATGCTCAAGGCCTTCGCCCCCCTCTCGCTGCAAACCGGCTGGCTTCTCTTCGGCGGGCTCCTGGCGCTGCTGGCCTCGGCCGGGGGTGGCGCGGTAGCTGGTTACCACTACCGCGGAATATCGGCCGATCTCGCGCTGCAAGGCATGCAAACCGAGTCCACGCGGCAGTTCGCCCAAGCCCAGGCGCAAGCCGCTGCCAGTTATCGCAATGAAGCCCAGCGCGCCCACGTCGCCGAGCTCTCTCTCATCGGCGAGCGCGACCGTTTTGACGCAGACCGCCGCACTCTTCAATCGAGGATCTCCAGTGTTACGACCCGCTATATCCCTGCGCCGGGTGCTGGTGCTCGGCCTTTGCCTGAGTGCGTGTTCACTCGCGGCTGGCTGCGCGACTACAACGCCGCCCTTGGCCTGTCCGAAGGAGGAACGCCCGCCACTGCCAGCGACACTGGGCAAGACAGCTCAGAGGCCGCCAGCGCTGACGCCTGGCTACTTCCAGCGGACGGGGTCACCCAGGCCGACATCCTCGCCCACGTCGCCGACTACGGCGCATGGTGCCGCGGCACCGCCGCCCAAGTAGAGCAGCTCGCGCCACTCGCCCAGGGGGCGCCGTGACCGACATCTTCGATCGTGCGCAAGCGCTGGAGCTGCGGAATTGGGAGGAGCGTCAACGCGCCGCCATCCTGCCTGCGCCCCGCAACGAATCGGCCGAACAGTGCGAACTGTGCGGCGAACCGATCCCCGGCCCGCGGCGCGCAGCCGTGCCGGGCGTGCAAACGTGCCTGGCGTGCCAGGCGCGTGCCGAAAGACTTCACCGATGAATATTCAGATGGATCTCTGGACGTTGATCAGCTTCCTCGTGGGGCTGCTCCTCGCCTTCATCACGGCCGTGTTTGCCGGCGGCAAGTTGCTGCTCTCGCAAGTCGAGCGGCGCCTTGACGAGCGCTTCAAAGCGCAGGACGCCAAGTTCGCCGCACTGGAGCAGGCAGGCAAGGACGAGGCCGGCCAATGGCGCCGCGTCGAGCGCGACCTGCTGCGCCTACAGGCGGACCTTCCGCTGCACTACGTGCGCCGCGAGGACTACATCCGCAACCAGACCGTGATCGAGGCCAAGCTCGATGCGGTCGCTCTGAAGATCGAAAACCTTCAACTCAAAGGACTGCAATCGTGACGATCGACCAGGCCAAGGTGCGCCGCGAATCGCTGCGCTGGTATCTGCTGCTGGCCCTCTACAACGCCCGACCGGAAGAGGTTTGCGAAGACGTCATCCAGATGACGATGCGGTCGATCTATCCGGACGTAACACCTATCGAGGTCCGCCGCGAGCTCGACTATCTCGCGGACCGCGTGCTGGTGAAACTGCGCAAGGAACCGTCTGGCCGCTGGTGGGGTGACCTGACCCGGTACGGCGTGGACATCGCGGAATACACCATCGACTGCGAGCCGGGCATTGCCCGTCCGGCCAAATACTGGAACGGCTGACATGGGCCGCAAGACCTGCGTCGATGGGCTGCCTCAGGAAGTCCGGGCTTGGCTCGACAGCTCTCTCGTGCAAGGCAACTTCACCGGCTATCAAGCCCTGGAGGAAGTCCTGCGCGAGAAGGGCTATGCGATTTCCAAGTCAGCAATCCATCGCTACGGCCAGAAAGTGGAGCGTCGTTTTGCCGCCATCAAGGCCAGCACCGAAGCCGCGCGCCTGCTCACCGAAGGCGCCGCGGACGACCAGGACGCGCGCTCCGAAGCAGTGATCGCACTCGTGCAAACCGAGCTCTTCGAATCGATCATCAATCTGCAAGAAGCCGGAGACGAAGACCTGGATCCAGCCGATCGCATCGGGCTGCTGTCGTCTGCCGCCAAGAACATCGCGACCCTGGCACGGGCCAGCGTGAACCAGAAGCGGTTCCGCCTGGAGGAGCAGGCACGCATCGAGCGCGAGGCCCGCGACAAGCTGATCGCCGAACAGGAGGAGAAACTCCAGGAGCTGCGCGGCGCTGACGGCATGAGCGAGCAGATGGAGGCCCGCATCCGCCGCATCCTGCTTGGGAAAGACTGATGGCCCAGCAGGAAGTCGCCCTCAAGCCGGTGGGTCAGCCACGAAAGATCGACCTGGCCGAAGAGATGGAGCTGGCGGGCGTCGTCGTGCCACAGGAGGTAGCCGACGCCATCCCGGCCAATGAGCCCGTCTTCCTGGGTTATCAGCAGCGCTGGTTTGAGGACGAATCCCAGATCATGTTCGGCGAGAAGTCGCGCCGCACGGGTCTGACCTGGGCCGAGGCCGGCCGCAACGTGGTGAAGGCCGCCAGGCCGCGGCGCCGCCGCGGCTGCAACACCTTCTATGTCGGCAGCAAGAAGGAGATGGCCCTGGAGTACATCGCCGCCTGTGCGCTGTTTGCCAAGGCCTTCAACGAGCTCGCCCAGGCCGACGTCTATGAGCAGCCGTTCTGGGATGAGGGCAAGAAGGAAGAAATCCTCACCTACATGATCCGGTTCCCCAAGTCCGGATTCAAGATTCAGGCGCTCTCCAGCCGGCCGTCCAATCTGCGCGGCCTGCAGGGCGACGTGGTGATCGACGAAGCCGCCTTCCATGAAAGCCTGGAGGAGCTGCTCAAGGCCGCGCTCGCGCTCACCATGTGGGGCAACAAGGTGCGGCTGATCAGCACGCACAACGGCGTCGAGAATCTCTTCAACGAGTACATCCTGGAGGCGCGCGCCGGGAAGAAGAACTACAGCATTCACCGCATCACCCTGGATGACGCCATCGCGGACGGGCTCTACAAGCGCATCTGCTACGTCACCGGTCAGGTCTGGTCGCCGGAGGCTGAGAAGAAGTGGCGCGATGATCTGTACAAGAACGCGCCGAACCAGGAAAGCGCCGAGGAGGAGTACGGCTGCATTCCGAAGAACAGCGGCGGTGCCTGGCTATCGCGTGCGCTGATCGAGTCGCGCATGTCGGCGGACACCCCGGTGCTCCGATGGGCCTGCCCACAGGGCTACGAGCTGCTCGCCGACCACATTCGCAAGGCCGACTGCCAGGACTGGCTGGACGAACATCTGGCCCCGCTGCTGGCAAAGCTTCCGGCCGACGCCGTCTCCTTCAACGGCGAGGACTTCGGCCGCACGGGCGATTTGACGGTGCACGTGCCCTTGATCCAGACGCAGGACCTGGTGCGCCGGGTGCCGTTCCTCCTGGAGCTGCGCAACGTGCCGTTCCGCCAACAAGAGCAGATCTGCTTCTACCTGCTCGATCGACTGCCGAACTTCATGGGCGGCGCGTTTGACGCACGCGGCAACGGTCAGTCCCTGGCCGAGTTCGCCATGCAGCGCTATGGCGCCTCGCGCATCCAGCAAATCATGCTCACCGAATCCTGGTATCGGGAGCACATGCCGCCCGTCAAGGCCGCGCTGGAGGACGGCACCCTCGACGGCCTGCCGAAGAACGCGGATGTGCTGGCAGATCTGCGTACGGTGCAAATCATCAAGGGCGTGCCGCGCATCCCCGACAGCCGCACAACTGGCGACGACAAGGGCAAGCGCCACGGCGATGCCGCGGTGGCCGTGGCGCTCGCCTATTACGCGAGCCGCGAACTCAACGACGGTCCCATTCGCGTCAAATCCCGTGGCCGCCGCCAGGCGCGCCACATCACTGCTGGATACGTATGAAGAAAAATGGCCTGTGGGTCAGCCCCACCGAGTTCGTAAGCTTCGCCACGCCGCGCGACACGCTCACGAGCCAGATCGCCACGCGCGCGCGCTCGATCGACTTTACCGCCCTGGGCATGTACCTGCCCAACCCCGACCCGGTGCTCAAGGCGCTCGGGCAGGATGTGCGCGTCTATCGGGAGCTGCGCTCGGACGCGCACGTGGGCGGCTGCATCCGCCGACGCAAGGCAGCTGTGAAGGCGCTCGAATGGGGCGTGGATCGCGACCAGGCACGCAGCCGGGCGTCAAAGAACCTGGAGACCATCCTGCACGACCTGCCACTGGATCGGCTTATCGGCGAGATCCTGGACGCCGTGCTGTATGGCTACCAGCCGCTGGAAGTCATCTGGGGCAAGGTGGGTGGCTACCTGGTGCCGATAGACATCGTGGGCAAGCCGCCCGAGTGGTTCTGCTTTGACGCCGAGAACCGGCTGCGCATGCGCACGCGGGAGAACCCGGCCGAGGGCGAGTTGCTGCCCGAGCGCAAGTTCCTGCTGGCCCGCCAGGAACCGACCTACCAGAACCCCTACGGCTTTCCCGATCTCTCGATGTGCTTCTGGCCGACCACCTTCAAGAAAGGCGGCCTGAAGTTCTGGGTCACCTTCGCCGAGAAGTTTGGCTCGCCCTGGGTGGTCGGCAAGCATCCGCGCTCGTCGAGCGACGGCGAGGCCGATCAACTGCTCGACGCGCTCGAAGAGATGGTCCAGGACGCCGTGGCGGTCATCCCGAACGATGCGAGCGTGGAGATCATGGAGGCGGCCGGCAAGGCGTCGAGCGCCGAGATCTACCGCGAGCTCCTGATGTTCTGCCGCTCCGAAGTGTCGATCGCGCTCCTGGGACAGAACCAAACGACCGAGGCCAGCAGCACGCACGCCTCGGCCAAGGCGGGGATCGAGGTCACCCGCGAGATCCGCGACGGCGACAAGACCATCGTCGAGGAGACGCTGAACACGCTCGCCCGGTGGATCTGTGATCTGAACTTCTCGGCAAGCGCGCATCCCCAGGTCTCGCTCTGGGAGCAGGAAGAGGTCGACAAGGTCCTGGCCGAGCGCGACGAGAAGCTCGCGGCCGCCATGGGCGATAGCGCACGCCTGACGCCCCAATACTTCCGGCGCGCCTACAGTCTGCAGGAGGGTGACGTGGTGGAAGTGGAGCCGGCCGCATCGGGTGCAAAGCCGCCGCTCGCAGCACTCCAGGACGAACCGGACTTTGCCGAAGGCGACACCTTTCCCGACCAGGTCGCCCTGGACGATGCGGTCACGGGCCTCGCCGCGGATGCGCTGGACGCGCAGGCCGGCGAGATGCTGCGCCCGCTCCTGGATACCCTGGTGTCCGCCCGCGACGAGAAGGAGGCCTTCGCGTGTCTCGCGCGCGCCTATCCGCAGATGAAGGCTTCCCTCCTGGAGGAGCGTTTGGCGCAGCTCATGTTCGCGGCTGAAGTCACTGGCCGTCTGGCGGCCGCGGCCGAGCTCGAAGCATGAACATCGGCAACACGCTGACCGACCAGGACTTCGCAGCGCTTTTCAAGCGGCCGCCGCGCGAGGCCATGGCCTACCTCAAGAGGAAGGGCATTGCCGTGAGCTGGGACTGGCACGAGATGCTCGACGCCATCCACCAGCGGGTCTTCACGGTCGCAGGCCTGCTCAAAGTCGACGCGCTGGAGACGGTGCGTCAAAGCCTGGTCGATGCGCTCGAACAGGGATTGCCCTATCGCGAGTGGGTCAAGCGGCTCGGACCCGAGCTCGAAAAGCGCGGCCTGCTCGGGCGTCACGCGCTGCTCAATCCGGAGACGGGCGAGGTCAAGACGCTCGCGCCGTGGCGCCTGCGCACGATCTACCAGACCAATATGCAGGCCGCACACATGGCCGGTCGCTGGGCCGAGATGAAGGAAGCGGCCGACTCGCATCCGTACTGGCAATACGTGGCCGTGATGGACAGCCGCACGCGGCCCGCGCATGCCCGCCTCAATGGCTTGGTGTTCCGCCACGACGATCCGTTCTGGGATAGCTTCTATCCGCCGCTGGGCTACAACTGCCGCTGCCGGGTCATCGCGATCTCGCAAGCGCGCCTCGAACGCAGGAGCCTGGCTGTCTCTTCTTCGCAAGGGCGGCTGTCTTCCGGCGAGGTCGAGATCACGGGCGGCCTTTTCCCGCGAACCGCGACCGTTGCCCGCTTCACGGTGGGCCCGCGCCAGGTCGTGAGCACCGATCCCGGCTTCAACGCTTCGCCCGCTGTCGTAGGCGATGTGCTGGCCAAGCAACTGAGCGAGCGGCGCGCCGCCTTTGAAGCGGCCGCCAAGGATCGCAGCCAATGAACATCCAGCTGGACGACCGCGTCGCGCAAGCGGAACTGCGCCGCCTGGAGCGCGCAGGCGCGGATCTCGCGCCCGTGATGCGAGCGATCGCCCTGGAGCTGGTGGCCGAGACCGAGGACAACTTCGCAGAGGAAGGCCGTCCGCGTTGGGCGCCGCTCTCCAATCCGCCTGCGCGCCGAGCGGACGGCAAGATCCTGCAGGACAGCGGACAGCTCGCGAGCTCGATCACCAGCGACCACGGCGCAGACTTCGCCATGGTCGGCAGTAACAAGGTCTATGCGGCAATCCAGCAGCTCGGCGGTGAAGCGGGCCGCGGGGCAGTGCTGCCGGCGCGCCCGTACCTGCCTGTGACTGCCGAGGGCGAGCTGCAGCCCGAGGCTGAAGAGGCAGTCCTCGATATCGCCATGGCGCACCTGCGCAAAGCGGCCGGCGTCTGAAGAGTCCGAAAACGCGCAGGAGCCCGCAGGCGCGTTTTTCTGCCTGCCGGACGATCCAACGCACCGCCGCGAATCCACAAAACTCGCTCACGAGGTTTTGACGCGGTTTGACGCGCGGTCCTGAAGGACCTTTCGCGCGCACTTTCGACTGAGCCCTGAAATCCGGCCGATTGCGCGGTCATAAACTCGTTTAGTAGTGGGCCCGCTGTCGCCTCTCGAAGATGGGGCCATGACCAAGCCACTACACATCTTCAAGTCCGGCCGGCGTACCGCGATGAGTGGCGTCACGCTGGAATTCTCCGACGCCGACCTGGCCGCCACGGCTGCCGCCTATGACCCGGCGAAGTACGAAGCGCCGATCGTCATCGGTCACCCCAAGCTCAACGCGCCCGCATTCGGCTGGGTGAAGTCGCTCGCTGCAGCAGGCGACGATCTGGAAGCTGAACCGCACCAGGTCGATGCCGAGTTCGCAGAGGCGGTAAAGGCTGGTCGCTACAAGAAGATCAGCGCCGCCTTCTTCCATCCGGAATCCCCAAGCAACCCCGTACCAGGCGTCTATTACCTGCGCCACGTCGGCTTCCTGGGCGCGACCGCCCCGGCCGTGAAGGGCTTGCGCGCCGTCGAATTCGGCGACTCCCATGAGGGTGTCGTCGAGTTCGCCGACTGGGGCGAGCTGCAGAACGCCTCGATGTGGCGCCGCATGCGCGACTTCCTCATCGCGCAGTTCGGCCTGGAAAAGGCCGACCAGGTCATCCCCGATTACGCGATCGGCTCCCTGGAGGACGCCGCGCGCACCGAGCCGGACGCGCCACCGTCGCCGGCTTTTTCCGATCCCACCCACCCGGAGGACTCTTTGACACCCGAGCAGAAGGCCGCGCTGGAGGCCGAGAACGCCCAGCTCAAGCAACAACTCGCGGCCGCCAACGCCGCCAACGCCACCGCCGCGGCCCAAAAGCGCCACACCGATCACCTGGCCTACGCCGAGCAGCTGATTACTGACGGCCTCTTGGCCCCCAAACACCGCGACACGGTCGTCGCCGCCATGGACTTCGCCAACGGCGACACGCCGATCGAGTTCGGCGAGGGCGACGCGAAGCAGCCGCTGGGCGAAGCGATCAAGGCTTTCCTGGCGGATCTGCCGCCGGTCGTGGAGTTCGGCGAGCGCGCCATCAAGAGCCGCGCCACCACCAAGGACGGCGAGCAGGACATCGAGTTTGCCGCGCCCGACGGCTTCGGCGTCGATCCGCAGCGCCTTGCCCTGCACCGGCGTGTCGTCGCCTACCAATCGCTGCACAGCGTGAGCTACGCGCAAGCGCTCGCGGCCGTCCAGTAACAACGCCTCCGGCTAGCGCTGGCGGTCACTCAATAACGGAGGTCTGCTTTGCAGAACGGTATTTCCCTTCTCACGCTCACCGTGCTCGCGACGGGGGCCCTTACCGCTAACCGCTTCGTCGGGCATGGCGGCGCCACGGCCGCGGCGGCCGGCAACGCCCTGGGCGTCTCGCGGACCGCCGCTGCCATCGGCGAGCGCGCCCCGGTCGATGTCATCGGCACCACCGTGGTCGAAACCGGCGGCGCCCTGGCGGCAGGCGCGCTCATCGAGGTGGACGCCTCGGGCCGGGCGGTGACCAAGTCCGCCGGCGTTGCGGTCGCGCGCCTCGCGCCGGGCGAGACCGCCTCGGCAGCCGGGCAGTTCGTCGAAGTCATCCTGCTGCCGAACTGATCGCCAGTCCGGGACAACCATTCCACAGGAGTAACCCATGCCTCAAATGACTCCGGGCGGCGCGCGTGTCGTCGACCCGATCCTCAGCAGCGTTGCCCAGGGCTACCGCAACGCGGAGATGGTCTGCCAAGTGCTGTTTCCGGAAGTGCCGGTCGAGCAGCGCGGCGGCAAGATCATCCAGTTCAGCCGCGAGGACTTCCGCCTTTACGCCACGGCCCGCACGCCTGGCACGAACACCAAGCGCGTGCAGTTCGGCTACATGGGCAATCCCTACGCCCTGGAATCGCACTCGCTCGAAGGCCTGGTGCCGTTTGAGCTGATGCAGGAAGCCAACGTGGTGCCGAACATCAATCTGGCACAGACCGCGGTCATCAAGACCCAGAACATCATCCAGCTGCGTAACGAGAAAGCCGGTGCCGACCTCGCCACGAATGGCGCGAACTACGGCGCCAACAACAAGCTGGCCCTCTCGGGCACGTCGAAGTGGTCCGATTACTCCGGCGTATCGGACCCGATCAAAGACATCGAGGCGGCCAAAGAGGCCATCCGCTCGAAGATCGGCCGCCGGGCCAACACGGTCCTGCTGGGACCGCTGGCGTTCGCCGCGGCCAAACAGCATCCGAAGATCGTCGAGCGCATCAAATACACGAGCCGCGAGATCGCCACGGCCGAATTGCTTGCCGCGCTGTGGGGCGTGCAGCGCGTCGTCGTGGGCGATGCCGTGTACGAGGACGCGACCGGCAACCTCGCCGATGTGTGGGGCAACAACGCGGTCGTCGCCTATACGGAGCTCGGCACCCTGACCGATGGCGGCCTGCCTTCCTACGGCTACACCTACCGCCTGCGTGGCTACCCCACCGTCGAGGTGCCCTACATGGACCGCGGTGCGAAGAGCTGGATCTACCCCGTCACGGACGAGCTTTCCCCCGTCTTGGCCGGCGCCTCGGCGGGCTTCCTGATCCAGAACGTGGGCTGACCGCCCGCGGCAGTTCCTTTCTCAACGGGCCGCCCAGGCGGCCCCCACGGAGACACCCATGAAATACCGTGTTCTGACACCGCTTCGCCACGACGGCGAAGACAAGGCGGAAGGCGACGAGATCGAACTCACCGCCAAGGCCGCAGAGCCGCTCGTCGTCACTGGAGCGATCGAGCGCGCCGAGAAGACGACCAAGAAGCCGGCGGACGCCTAAGTCATGCGCTACTGCACCCTCGCCGATCTGCAGTTGGCGATTCCGAAGCGCACGCTGATTGATCTGTCCAACGATGCGGCGGACGCTGGCTTCAGTCAGGCGATGCCCACCGAGATCAATGAGGCCGTCGTCGAGGAGGCAGTGCGCCAAGCCGAGGAGCTCGTGGACGCCCACATGCGCGGGCGCTACACGCTGCCGCTCAATCCGGTCCCGTCCGTCGTCAAGGACATGACAGTCAATCTTGCCCGGCACTGGCTGTACGCACGCCGACCCGAGGGTGCGGAACTGCCCGACGCGGTCACGCGGACCTACAAGGGCGCGCTGGATCTGCTCGCTTCGATCCGCGACGGCAAGCTCACGGTCGGCACGCCGACCGGCGAGGACGCGCCGGAGCCGGGCGAGATGAAGGTTCGTGCGCGGCCGCGGCGGTTCAGTAACTCGCTTCTGGATCGCTACTGATGGGCCTCACCAGCGAGATCCTCGCCGCCGTGCTGGCCCGTCTCACGGCGCTGTTGCCCGGTCTGGCCGTCGATTTTTTCCCCGAGCGACCGACCGACTACCGGCTCAACCACCCTGTCGGAGCGCTGCTGCTGAGCTACCTCGGCGGGCGTTTTGGCACGCCCGAGGACGTGGGCTTCGTGCTCCAGGAGCGCACCGTAAAGCTCTCCGTCACCGTGGTGATGCGGCAACTCAATGGCCGCAACGGCGCCATCGACGCATGCGACGCCGTGCGCCTCGCCCTGGTGGGGTTCGAACCCCCGCACTGTCGGCGAAAGCTCTACGTCTTGGACGAAAAGTACTTAGGCGAGGTGTCCGGCCTTTGGCAGTACGCGATCGACCTGGCGACCGTGGCCGTCCAGGTCGAGGACGCCGACATCGGCACCGAGCCCCTCCTGACCCATGTCACCAACGAGGAGACGTAATGAAGTACCGCTACAGCGGCCCCACCAGCGGCGTGACGCTCAAGGACGGGGACGCGCTCATCGAATGCATGCTTTTTGACGGCGGAGAAGTTGAGCTGCCCGAAGCGCATGAATACACCCGCACTCTCGTCGCCCGCGGTCATTTGACGCCGCTGGCCGAGTCCGTCAAATCCAAGAGCAAGGGAGCGCAGCAATGAGCGCCAACTACCTGCACGGCGTGGAGACCAGCGAAGTCGAGCGTGGCCCGCGCCCGGTCTCGACCGTCAAATCGGCCGTGATCGCCTTGATCGGCACAGCGCCGATGGGTGACACCAACGTGGCCACGCTCGTGCTGTCCGAGAAACAGGCCGCGGCCTTCGGCGCCACGCAGCCGGGTTTCACCATTCCTCAAGCGCTGGACGCGATCTACGACCAGGGCGCGGGAACTGTGATCGTGGTCAACGTCCTGGACCCGGCCACGCATGTGACCGCGGTCGTGTCTGAGAACTTCGCCCTGGATGGCGACACGGCCCAGCTCGCGCACCGCGCCATCAAGCCCGGCACTCTGGTGGTCAAGAACGCCAGCGGCACCACGACCTACGTGGAGAATGTGGATTTCACCGCGGACTACCAGAACGCCAGGATCACGCGTAAGGCAGGCGGCACCGTCACGGCCAGTCAGGCGCTTACCGCGGCCTACACCTACCTGGACCCGACCAAGGTGACGCCGGCGGACATCATCGGCACGGTTAATGCTGCCGGCGTGCGAACCGGCCTGAAGGCGCTGCGCGACACCTACAACACGATGGGCTTCTTCGCGAAGCAGATCATCGCGCCGGGCTTCTGCACACAGAACTCGGTGGCCGTGGAGATGATCGCCATGGGCGAAGCGCTGGACGCCTTGGCGCTCATCGACGCCCCTGTCGGAACGACCTTCGCCCAAGCGATCGCCGGTCGCGGCCCGTCCGGCGCAATCAACTTCAACACCAGCTCGGAACACGCGGTGCTGTGCTATCCGCACCTGAAGGTCTACGACACCGCGACCAATGCCGAGCGGCTGGAGCCGTACTCCCAGCGCCTGGCCGGCGTGATTGCCGCACGCGATATCGAGAAGGGCTTCTGGTGGAGCCCGTCCAACACCGAGATCCTGGGCATCACGGGCGTGGAGCGCGCCCTGTCGGCCATGATCGACGACCCCAACAGCGAAGTGAACGCGCTCAACGAAGCGGGCATCGTCACGGTGTTCAACTCATTTGGCACGGGCCTGCGAGTGTGGGGCAACCGCTCGGCCGCGTTCCCGACTGTCACGCACATGAAGAACTTCATCAACGTGCGCCGCACTGGGGACGTGATCAACGAGTCGATCCGCTACTTCTCGCTGCAGTACATCGACCAGCCCATCAGCCAGGCCCTGATCGACTCGCTGGTGGATTCGTGCAACGCCTATGGCCGCAAGCTCATCGGTGACGGCGCCTTGCTGGGCTTTTCGGCTTGGTTCGATCCGGCGAGGAACGAGCAGACGGATCTCGCCGCCGGTCACCTGCTCATCAACTACAAGTACACGCCGCCGCCGCCCCTGGAGCGGCTCACCTTCGAGACCGAGATCACCTCGGAATACCTCGTGACCCTGAAGGGAGCCTAAGCGACCATGTCCAAGATTCAAGTCAATCGCGTGACCAACGCCAACGTCTATGCAGACGGCACGTCGCTTATGGGGCGTGCCGAGGAGATCAAGCTGCCCGACATCAGCGCAATCATGGCCGAGCACAAGTCGTTGGGCATGGTGGGCAAGATGGATCTGCCCTCGGGCTTCGACAAGCTCGAAGGCGAGATCAAGTGGAACTCGGTGTATGCCGACGTCGCGATCAAGGTGGCCAACCCCTTCCGGGCCGTGGCACTGCAATGCCGTTCCAGCATCGAGACCTACGCGTCGCAGGGCCGCATCAAACAGGTGCCCTTGGTCACGTACCTGACGGTCTTCTTCAAGAAGAACCCGCTGGGCAACTTCAAGCCGCACGAGAATGTTGAGAACACATCGAGCTTCTCCTGTACGTATATTCGCCAGGTGATCGACGGCGAGGAAATACTGGAGCTCGACTACATGTCCAATATCTTCCGCGTGGGCGGCGAGGACATGCTGGCCGACTACCGGAACAACATCGGCGGCTGATCTGAGTCCCGCCCTTGATCCACCGCAAGGCCCGTCAAAGTGACGGGCCTTGCGCTTTTGACGCGCCCTTAAGAGATTCCCGCGCCAGCCGTTCACCTGCCGTCCCGCCATATTGCAGCGGGCTTTAGGGAGAACAATGAAGGCTTTGACGATGCTGGCTGTGGCCAGCTTGACCGCAATCTCGACCGTGGCCACCGCCGCGGACGTCAAGAGCGTGGATTTCCAGGCGCTGCAGGTCGTAGGCACCTCGAAGGGTGTCCCGCTTGCGCTTTCCCTCCCCAGTGCGACCGATGAGACCGTGCTGGAGTGGGCGCAGAAGAGCGGCAAAGTGACCGAGCTGGACAAGGCCACCATCCAGCTCGATGGCGGCAAAGGCGCATATTCGACGATGCAGCCGGTCGCTATCGAATCGCCGGACCCGAGTTTGACCATCAACGGCACCGCGGGCCAGGTCGGGACGGACGTCACCGTCCAGGCCAGCGCCTTCAGCGATGACCGCGTGCTGATGCGCGCTTCGGTCCAGCTCGCGCGCTACACCGGCAAGCAGCGTGTGATGTACACGACCAAGAACGGCCAGAAAGTGATGTCGAAGGACACCACGCTGCGCAGCTACGGTCCGGCCCAATTCATCGTTACGACTGATAAGCCCTTTGTGACAAGCATGTGCGACGACAACAGCTGCACGCTGTTCGTGCTCACGCCACACATCTAGCAAGAGCCGCCCGCCTCAGGGCGGGCCTTAGCCAGGCCTCGACGCGTTACCAAACGCCGATCACGTCCGGGCTCTTGAGCTCAATCGTATGGATCTGATTCCGCTCATCCCGCACGTGGTAGGCCGAGGCCATGCGCTTCGGTGGCCGCCTATACCAGTCGATGCAGACGTTGGCCAAGTCGGTTTCGAGCTGCGAAAAGTTCGTGGTCAGATCAAGCGTCCTTTCCTTGTTTGGGAACAGGGCAAAGTCTCCCTCGCGCCGCAGCTCGTCAACGTGCGGGGCCTGGGCTGACAAGGCACGTTGAAACATCTTTCTCGGCACCACGTGCCGATGGCCGCCATGCGCCAGACTCTCTTGGAAGATGGGCGCCATGAAGTCAATGGCGTAACCCTCGCACTGCACCCAGCAATGGAAGTCCCCCGACAAGCCGCCATCCGCTTGCTCTTCGGAGCCGTACCTCAGTGCAAGCGACTCGCTCGCATCGAGCAAGAAGACCGCTGTGCCGGCCACAGGCGTAGCGTTGCGTTTGTAATGCCGCTCAAGCAACAAGGCTCCGGCCAGCGCGAAGAACTTGCAGGCGACATGGACGTGCGCTCGGCCTTCCAGGGTCGAGTAGATCGTCCGGAAGATCCTGCAGTAGTCTGGAAACGGCAATATCAGTTTTGGCGGGGCCATAGCGAGTCCGGATTCAGGGAGTGACGACAACGATAGCCCGCATGGGCGTCACTCGTCGTCGAGGTAGGACCCAGCTCGCCACCACAGGCGCGCCAGACACCCCCCAGCGAAGGCCGCGCAAGCGGTTGCAACGATCGCGAGCACAAACACCAGCCCAATGTGATCGTCGCTTCGGATCAGACCTGCGCGGCCGATCCAGTTCGTGACCGGGATCGCCAGCAGGGCCACCAGACCCGCGACAAGAGCAGCCCCCATCAGGGTGGCGCACAGCTCGCCAGCAAGGCCGCGCCTTGCCATGTGGTCACCCCACCAGGCGCAGAGCAATAGGGGCAAGGCGCGGACGGCGTAATCGGCCATGGAGCCCGGTGCGAGCCAGGTCAAGCCGGTGCGCTCGGCGCCGACCGAGAACAGGAACCACGCGAACACGCTGAGCGGAACGCCGGCCACCAGAACGGCCAAGGTGACGGCGAGAACACGCACTAGCGGACGGGCCAGAACCATATCGATTGGGCTTTCTTGTAGTCGCTCCAAACGCCATCCCATGAGATGCCCGTCTGGATACGCAACCAGGACGAGAGCGTAGTGAGCCGCGAACCGTTCCAGAGATCGATGTGGTCTCCTTGGCGGCCAGGCCCCCAGTAATTCTGGAAGAAGACGATCCCGTTTGTCTTCTTCATCTTGTCGAAGGCCTCGGCGCCTTTGAACTTCTGCACCTTGCCAAAGCCCGCAACGGGCTTGGCGAGCCAATCGGCCACCTCTTGCGCGCGGATCGCGTAGTTGGGGCCTGGCTTCTCCCAGGACATCGTGCCGTGAAAGCTGCGCGTGTCCACCCCCGAGCGCGTCAAAGCCGCCCATAGATTGGCGGCGCATTGATCCGGGTAGCGCGCGACCGGCAGCAGCGGGTCTTCACCCTTCACGTGGGGATGGTTGCTCCAAAGAACGAGGAAGGGGACCACCGCGCGGCTCCTGGGGAAATGACTATCCGAATAGCATAGCGCGGAGCGCGCGCCGGACCGCGTAACTAAAGCCGTTTAACGGACGTGTTTCACGCCCGACGGGAGACTGGGAACTCCTAAACCCGCATCGTCTCCGGAGATATCGCATGAGCACCGCCGCCCGCCGTACCGCCTCGACCAAGGCTGCCAACAAGGCGCCTGCGCCCGAGAACAAGATCGACCTGGATCATCCCTTCACAACGGCGGCCGGGCAGCGCATCGAGTCGGTAACTGCCCGCATGCTTACGGTCAAGGACATGCGCGAGACCAGTAGCGAGGTGGGCGAAGACCAGGTCGCCTTTGAACTGGCCATGACGGCTCGCATGCTGGGTATGGTCCCGGAAGATCTGGACGGCATGAGCACGCGCGACTTCATGGCAGTCAAGCGCCGATTTCTCTACGAGATGGGACAAGGCTGACCTTTGGCAGGGGATGGTCCTGCTCGTGAAGGTCTGGCGGTTTCAGCCGTCCGAGATCGAGGCCATGACCCTCGACGGCTTCGAGGGCTGGATCAGCGAGGCGCTGACCGAGCTGCGCGCCAGGCAACGGCAAGGCGGCTGACGGCACGACCCAGTGCCGCGGCCGCAGCGCCGACGAGCGCCACGAGCGAGATGACCGGCGCGAGGAGCGCCGAGGCGAACACGATCAGCGGACTGATCAGCAGCGTCGCGAACGCGCGTTCGGCCCATGTGCCTTCCATGGCAGACCAGCTCCAGAAGAGGAGCACCGCTACCACCAGGTAGTACAGCTTCGCGGCGAAGGTCTCGATGGGCGTGCGCATGCGCGCAATGTAGCAAGGGGAAAAGCGAGTGTCCAAGGAAGTCGTCCTGGGGTTTGTGATCGGCGCGGGGCTGGCCGCGTCCTATTCGACCGTGTTCGGCTCTGCCAAGAACACGATGACGCAGCTCGGGCGCATCACGCGCGACCTGGACAAGCAGCAGCAGACGCTCGGCACCCGCATCCGGAACAGCATCGGCACCGAGGGCGTGGCCGCCGTCGCGTCGTTGCAGCGGCGATACGAGCTCCTCGGTCGCACCATGGACCGGCTGCGCGAGAAGGAGAAGGCGCTTGGCGCAACGCTAGCCGCGCGCAAGGCACTGCGCGATGAGCGCAGCGATCTGCGCAGCCAGGGCATGGAGACGATCGGCACGGCCGTGGCGCTCGGCGCGCCCTTGGGCAAGGCCGTGCGCGTCGCCGCGAACTACCAGGACCAGATCGCCGACATCGCCATCACGGGCAACATGAGCAAGGGCGCCGAGCTGCGCCTGGGCGCTGACATCCGGCTTATCGCCCAGCGCACCAATCAGTTGCAGGACGACCTGGCGGGCGGCGTGGGCATCCTGGTGGCCAACGGCATGGACCCTGGCCAGGCGAAACGCTATGCGGGCCTGCTGGGCAGATCGGCCACGGCTACCCGCGCGTCGATGGACGATCTGTCGCAGTTGCTCTTCAGCCTGCAGAACCAGCTCGGGATCTCGGGCGAAGCGCAGATGGGCCAAGCGCTCGACGCCCTGGCACATGCAGGCAAGCAGGGACAATTCGAGCTGCGGAACATGGCGCGCTTCTTTCCCGAGCTCGGCTCCCAGATGGCGAGCTTCGGTGCGACGGGCCTGGGCGCGGTCAAAGAGCTCGGCATGGCCATGCAGGTCGCGCGCAAGTACGCCGGCACCAACGAAGAAGCCGCGCGCAACGCCGCCAACTGGTTCAGCCACTTGAGCTCGGGCCACACGGTCAAGATGTTCGGTGACGTGGGTATCGACTACAAGGGCGAGGTCATGCGCCGCGTCCAGTCCGGGCAGTCCGCGATGCTCGCGTCCCTGGACACGGTCGACGCCTACATCAACAAGCTGACCGCCGGCCAGGTGATCGAGGTGAAGGGGCGCAACGGCAAGGTGAAGGACCGCATCGACTTTCGCCAGGCGCTTGCCGACGCACAAAAGCGCGGCAACGAACAGGAAGTCATGGCGCTGGTGTCGCGCTTCGGGCTCTCCAAGGTGCTGCAGGACATGCAGACGGTGAACTTCTACCTGGCCATGCGCCAGGGTCGCGGCATGTTTGAGCAGGGCATGAAGAGCTTTGAGGCGCCCGAAGCCAAGGGCGTGATCGACCGCGACTTCGATCGACGCATGCAGGGCGCGAACGAGCGCTGGAAGCAGTTCAAGATCGGCGCGATGGACGTGGGCATCACCCTGGGCAATGCCCTGTTGCCAGCCTTGATTGACGTGCTGGGCACGATTAAGCCCTATGTCGAGCGTTTCGGCGCCTGGGCCGAGAAGAACCCCGGCCTGATCCGTAGTGTCGTGAGCCTGGGTGCCGGCCTTCTTGCCGGCAAGCTCGCCTTCATTGGCCTGGCGTACGGCGCGAACCTGGTGCTCTCGCCCATCCTTTCGGTGCGCGCTGCCTGGCTGAATCTTTCGTCCAAGTTGGAAGCGCTCAACGCGATGCGCATCGCGGGTCGCTTCGCGCCCTTGGCCAACACGCTGCAGCGGGTCGGCTCCTGGGCCTCGCGGCTGGGCGGGTGGGCACTGCGCCTGGGTGGTGTGCTCGGCGGTCCGCTCATGACGGGCATACGCCTGGCCGGCACGGCCGTGCTCTGGCTGGGACGCGCGCTCATGGCCAACCCGATCGGCATCATCGTGACCGCGATCGGCGTGGCGGCCTACTTGGTGTGGAAACACTGGGACACGATCAAGGCCGCCGCCATCGGTGCCTGGAATTGGGCCAAGGGCTTCTCCAAGTGGTTCTGGGAGGCCGGCGCCAACCTGGTCGATGGGCTCATCAAGGGCGTGACTTCGCGCATCAGCGCCGCGAAGGACCGCATCGTCGGGCTCGGCAAATCCGTGCGCGCCTGGTTTGCTGACACGCTGGGGATCAAATCGCCCTCGCGCGTCTTCATGGGCATGGGCGCGAACATCGCCGAGGGTGCGGCGATCGGCGTCAGCTCGAAGACACCCATGGTCAAGAAAGCCGTCGCCGGCATGGCTGCGCTTTCGCTCGCGGGCCCCGCGGCCGCGGGCGGTGTCCATCCGGGCGGCGCGGGTGTGGTGATCCACTTCTCGCCGCAGATCAGCGTGCAAGGTGGCGCACCCGACGCCGTGCAGAGCGCTGTCGGCAAGGCGCTGCAGGTTTCACTCCATGAGCTGGAGCAACTGGTGCAACGCGTGATCGACCAGAAAGCGCGGAGGGCCTTCTGATGTACGCGGTCCTCGGAAACATCGGCTTCCAGCTCTTGCAGTTCAACGGGCTGGAAAGCCAGCACGCCGCCGATTGGGCTGAGCATGCGCGCATCGAAGGCAAGCCCCGGCTGCAATGGATGGGCGTACGCCTGGTAGAGCACCGCATATCGCTAGTGCTGCATGCGCGCTACTGCGTGCCCGATACCGAGGCCGCGCGACTGCGCACGGCGCTCGCAGATGGCAAGGCGCTCGCCTTCGTGCTCGGCAATGGCACGCACCTGGGCTACTTCGTCATCACCGAGCTAGGCGTCACCACACAGCACACCGATGGGACCGGCACGCTGATCGCGGCCGAGCTCACGCTGACCTTGCGCGAACACGTCGGCGATTCGGGCGACCCATCGACGTCCGCCCCCGCGGTTCAACCAGAACGACTCCCGGCTTCGGCCCGCAATGCGACGGCACCTCAGGCCAAGGCGACCCTGCCCGTACCTGGCACCGAAGTACGTGAGACGATTCGCAAGACAGTGGCCCTTGCTTCGCAGGCTCGCTCCGGCGTGGTTGTCGTCGCCGATGGGCTGCGAATCGCGCGGGGCCTCAAATCCAATCCGGCAGCCGCATTGAGCCGCATCCCGGATCTGGCCGCCAACGCGGGCCAGCTCGCAAGCGGCCTTTCCGGCTTCGCACCGGCGCTTGCACCTGTCGCCGAGACGCTCAAAGAGGCTGATCCGATTCTCTCCGCGAGCACGCGGGCACTGGCAGCCGCCAACGCGATGCATACCAGCCTCTCATCAGGTGTGACGCCCGGCAATGTGGCGGACCACCTGGACGAGGCGGCTTCGCGCCTGGACAGCGTCAGCGGAGAGCTGACAAGTGTCGCGCCGGCTCTTGCACGCCTGGCCGCCCAGGTTGCAACGAGGAGATCCTGATGTACCTCACGCATCGAACTACTGAAGGCGAGCGCTGGGACCAAATCGCCTACCGCTACTACGGCAATCCGTTCGCCTACGCGGACATCATCACAGCGAACCCGGAGTTTGCAATTACCTCGACGCTACCCAGTGGTGCGCTGCTGCTCATTCCCGTGATTGAGCGCGCCTCGACTCTCCCGACCGACGATCTCCCGCCATGGAAACGGTAAGCAGTTCCACGCGCATCGCGCGCGCACCCCGCTTCGAGATCACGATGGCGGGACACAACGTGACGGCAGCCCTGACGCCCTATCTGCTGTCGGCCACCTACACCGATTACGTCGAAGGTCAGTCGGATACGTTGGAGATTGCCGTCGAGGACACCGATGGGCGCTTTCGTACCACCTGGTACCCGACCCAAGGCGATGCGTTGCAACTCAAGCTCGGCTACCAAGACACGACGCTACTCGATTGCGGCGGCTTCGAGATCGACGAGATCGAGCTGGAAGGGCCGCCGGATACCGTGAGCATTCGGGCCGTTTCCGCAGGTGTCCTGCGCCCGCAGCGCACCCACATGGGCCGAGCATACGAGAGCACGACGCTCGCCACGATTGCACGTCAAGTGGCGGTCCGCCTGAAGCTCAGCCTAGTGGGAACAATCGAGGCCATTCCGATTCGTCGCGTCACGCAGATCAATGAGAGCGACCTCACATTCCTCCATCGACTCGCAGGGGAATATGGCTACGCCTTCTCCGTTAAAGGCACACGCCTGGTGTTTGCCAAGCGTGCGGAGTTGCGCGCAGCCAAGGTCGTGCTCACGCTGAGCCGCAGCGATCTCGCCCGCTATCGCCTGCGCGACAAGATCATGGGTGTCGTGCATGAAGCGCAGGCGAGCTATCACGACCCGAAGACCAAGCGACTGCGCCACTACAAGCTGCGCGACACGAGTCGGGCCGCTGCGAGCGCTGACAAGGTGAAGGTGGTCACACGCGCCGAGTCCGACGAGCAGGCTCGCGCGCAGGCCAGCTCCGCCCTGGCCGAAGCCAACATCGAGGCGACCGCACTCACGCTGACCGTGGAAGGTGACCCGCGCCTCATGGCAGGCGTGAACTTCACGCTTACCGACATGGGGAAGCTCTCAGGCACATACCACGTCGTTATGAGCCGGCACACGATCGGTCGCAGCGACGGCTACACCACCGAGATCGAGGCCAAGCGTGTGGGGGCATCCAATGCGTGAGATCACGGGCAGTGCGCGCTTCAAGGTTGGTGTTGTCGCGGCGTGCGACGAGGAGGGCCCGCGCGTGCGGGTCCGCTTCCCCGATCTGGACAACCTTACGAGCCACTGGCTGCCCGTGGGCGTGGCGAAGTCGCTCAAGGACCGCTACTACCATCTTCCCGACGTAGGCGAACAGGTGGCGTGCCTCATGGACGCACGCTTCGAGGAAGGCGTAGTCATCTGCGCAATTTACTCGGACGCGGACAAGCCGCCTGTTGCGAACGGCGACAAGACACACGTGCGCTTCGGCGACGGCACAACGCTGGAATACGACCGGGCGAGCCACACGCTCGCCATTGACGCGAAGGGTCCGATCACCATCGTAGCGGCGGCCGCGGTGACCGTTACGGCACCGAGCGCCACGGTGAAGGCCGACAGCATCACGCTCGATGCGGCGCAAACGACCTGTACTGGCGAGCTGGCGGTAGGGGGGCTGCTGACCTACTCGGCGGGCCTTAGCGGCTCAGGCGGCGGCAGCGCCTCTGCGCGAATCACTGGGGACGTCCAGGTGCAAGGTAACCTCAACGCAACTGGGCACATCACGGGAGCCTGAGCCGATCGCTAAACCCGTTTAAGCGACGGGTGCCGCGCGGGTCAGGATGATCGAAGCATGACGCGCCTTGCCGACATCACCGCCGTTCATTGGCAGCCTGCTCTGGGCGCCCTCGACACAATCGTCGAGGGCGCCGACGACATCGCCCAGGCGATCGCGATCATCCTGCGCACGCCCAAAGGCGCCGACCCGCACCGCCCGGAGTTTGGCTCGAATCTGCATCTGTATCTCGACTGGCCGATCGATCAGGCGCGTCCGCATGTCGTGCGTGAAGTGTTTGACGCTATCTCGCGCTGGGAGCCGCGCGCCGAGCTGGTCGAGGCGAGGCTTGCTGCCGACGTGTCACAGCTCACAGTGCGCGTTGTCTTCAAGGTTGGCAATGATGTGTTCCAAGCCGGAGTGGCGCTGTGAGCCTTGCCCGCCCCGTGTTCGTCTCTTGCGACCCGCAGGCCATTACCTCGGAGATGGTCGCAGACTACGAGGGCCGCGTAGGGCGCACGCTCTATCCGGCTCAGGTTGAGCGCCTGCTGATTGACTTCTTTGCCTATCGGGAAACCCTGGTGCGGCTTGCGATCCAGCAGGCGGCAGAGCAGAACCTGGTGGCCTTCGCTCGCGCTCCGATGCTCGACTATCTGGGGGAACTGGTAGGGGTGACGCGCATCCCGGCTCAGCCGGCCGCGACCGTCCTGCGCTTTTCCACCGAGGCCGGCCCTGTCTCACCGCTGCTGATCCCAGCCGGTACCCGCGTTGAGAGCCGAGACGGCGCGATCGCGTTTGCGACTGATACGGACGCGATCGTGGCCGCGGGCGCGACCTCGATCGACATTCCCGCGACCTGCACGACTGCGGGCGTCGCCGGCAACGGCTGGGCGGCGGGTCAAATCGCAACGTTGATCGACGACGTCGGCGCCGGCACGCTGACGGTCGCGAATACTTCTGTCACCGCCGATGGTGACGAGGCCGAGAAGGATGATCGCCTGCGCGACAGCATCCGGCTCGCCCCCGAGAGCTTCTCCACGGCCGGCAGCCGGGCAGCGTATCGCTTTCACGCGATGCGTGCGAGCACGCAGATCAGCGACGTAGCGGTCCTCACGCCCAAGGCCGGCGACGTGGCGATCTATCCGCTCACGACCTCGGGCTTGCCATCCGAAACGCTGCTGGCACTTGTTGCCGCGATGTGCAGCGCCGAGAAGGTGCGACCTCTGACAGACACTGTGTTTGTGTTGTCGCCCATCGAGCGCCCGTTCACAGTGCGGGCGAACGTCAAGATCTACGCGGACCGGGATCCGGCTACCGTACTCGCCGCTTGCCAAGCGTCGATCGCCGCTTGGGCCACGGACCGCGCAGCCGGCCTCGGTCGTGACGTGGTCCCATCCCAAGCTAATGCGGCGCTGTCTGTGGCCGGCATCTACGAAGTCGAGCTGATCGAGCCGAGCGCTCCGATCGTAGTTGCCGAGAACGAGTGGGCGCACTGCACGAGCATCACCGTTGCGCTGGCGGGACTCTCCAATGGCTGACCATCCGCTACCGCCGCCCCTCGCTGCAGATCCGCGTTCGGCCGCGCTCGCGGCGCTCGCGGACCGGCTTGATGCGCTCGACCTGTCGGTCCTGCTGACTGACCTCATTGATGTGGTCACGGCAGAAGCGTTGCCCTTGCTCGCTGAGCAGTTCCACGTGCTGGGCGACGAAGGCTGGGCCTTGGCTGTAACGGAAGAACAGCGCCGCTCGCTGATCAAGAACGCCATCGCGCTGCATCGCTACAAGGGCACGCCCTGGGCGATCCACCAGGCGCTGATTTCCCTTGGACTCGAAAACCCAGATCTGGGATGGCCGGCTGAAGTCGTCGAGGGCCTGCATCGTCTGACCTACAGCGGCACGCGAACTTACAACGGGTGGTTTGTGCACGGCGATCCGGCCAAGTGGGCGCACTACCGCGTGGTGTTATCGCGTCCGCTGACCGCAGAGCAGGCGGATCGAGCACGAGCACTCCTAGCCGCGGTGGCGCCAGCTCGGTGCGTGCTGGATGCACTCGACTACTCGGCCGCCTCCTGGCTCTACGACGCAACTCGCCGCTACGACGGCACCATTAACTACGGAGTGGCATAAGCCATGTCGAATCTAGCCGAGACTGCTGCGTGGGAAGCCGGCATCTATTGCATCGAGACGACCGATCCCGTCGAAGGGGGCGCGGACGGGATCTCGAATCGGCAGGCCAAGCAGTTGGCCAGCCGCACGACCTATCTCAAGGCGCAGGTTGAGAGCGCGCAAGGTGCTATCGGCACCCACGCGGCTGCAAGCGACCCGCATCCGCAGTACGCGCCGAAGGATAGTCCGACCTTCACCGGCAACCCCAAGGCACCCACGCCCGCCACCAACGACAACAGCACGTCGCTGGCCACCACCGCCCACGTCAAGGCGCGGATCGACGCGCTGGTCAATGGCGCCGGCCCCGCGTTCGACACGCTGCAGGAACTCGCAGCCGCCCTGGGCAACGACGCCAACTTCGCTGCCACGGTTGCAGCCGCCCTGGCGCTCAAAGCGCCACTCGCCTCGCCTGCGCTCACCGGCAACCCCACGGCGCCGACGCCGGCTCAGTTCGACAACGACACCTCACTTGCAACCTCGGAGTTCGTGCAGCGCGCGCTCGGCAACTTCCGCGGCACCGTGGTGCTAAACGCCGCGACCGCGCTGACCGCCGCCGACGCCGGCAAGGTCATCTCGGTGAATATCGGCGGCTTCGCGATCACGCTGCCTGCGGGTGCGACCCTCACGCCCGGAGCCTGTTTCCTCATCCTGGCCACCGCGGCATGCACCGTCCAACGTGCTGGCACCGACGCCATCTACACGGGCGCCGGCAGCAGCACGGTGACCACCGTATCGCTGGGCATCGGCGATTCGGTGTTCCTCGTGTGGAACGGCGGATCCTGGGTGCTGCAGGGCGGCTCGGCACAGCTACCGTTCGCCGGCGTCTTCCGTGCGTTGCTTGCACCCAACGGCAACCAGCAGTTCCCGCCGGGCTCGTATCTTCAATGGGGCTCGGTCTCCAACCCGGCAGCGGGCCAATCCGTCACGTTCCCTTCCGCCTTCATCGGCGTCGCGCGGGTCGTGGTCGGCACTAACGCGAACATCGGGGACTCGGTCAATTACAAGACAGCCGGCGTCACGCTTGCGGGTTTCACGATCGACAAAACAGGCAGTTCCGCCGGCTCGCCCAGCATGTTCTGGATTGCGGCCGGCTACTGAGGGGCAAGACCATGTACTACGCGAAATCAACGGGCGGTTTCTACCAGGATGACCGCCACGCGGGGTTCATCCCCGCCGATGCGGTAGCCATCCCCGAAGGCCTGCGCGACGAGCTTCTTGCGGGAGAGTCGACCGGCCTGCGCATCGTCGCGGACGAGCACGGCTATCCCGTCCTGGCCGCGCCGCCTCCGCCCACCCTCGACGAGGTCCGTGCCGCACTCACGCTCGACGTGCAGCAGCATCTGGACGCGACCGCCCAGCGCTTCGGCTACGACGACATTCGCTCCGCTGTCACCTACGCCGAAGAACCCGCGGTGCCGAAGTTCCAGGCTGAAGGCCGCGCCCTGCGTGCTTGGCGCTCTCGTGTCTGGGCCCGGGCGTACGAGCTGATGGACGAAGTCCTGCAAGGTGATCAGCCGGTGCCCTCCGCACCTGAGCTGCTGCTGATGCTGCCGACCTTCGATATGGCGGCCGCAGCATGAAGACCCGGTATTTCCCGCTGCGCCAGGTGCTCAAGCCCCGCGGCTGGAGGCTGATTCCCTGGGCGCTTTTCGGCAACGAGGACGATCCGCATCCGCCGGCCGACTACATGCCCACCAGCTCGCCCTGTTGGCGCCGTGTCTGCTGGTGGGGTCGCAACCCTTTCCACAACCTGTGTTTCTACGTGGCGGGGTGCTGCGATCGGGACAGCACGTCCGTGGGGCTGGACCCAGGCGTGGTCTTTCGCGAGAGCGGTGCAAATTGGTGCTGGACGTTCGCAGGCCCGCTGCCGCGGCCCTTCTTTAGCTATCGTGGCCGCAAGTTGCGCGGCTATCTCGGCTGGCGGCCCGGCGGCGCCTTGGGCATCAAACTCCAGCGCGAGCGCGCCGACCGGTCCTTTCCCCTGATGCCCTGACGGCCCCTGATTCGATGCAGCACACCTTGTTGTCCCTCTCGGTAGGCGATTGCCTGCCTTTCCTTGAGGCCCTCGACTCCGAGAGTTTTGACGCGCTAGTCACAGACCCACCGTACTCAAGTGGCGGTTTGCACCTCTCGGCAAAGCAGGGCTCCGCGCGGAGAAAGTACCAGCAGTCTGGCGTCCAGAAGACCTACCCCGAGTTTCTGGGTGACCATCGCGATCAGCGCTCGCACCTGCGCTGGATGGTGTTGTGGTTGTCCGAAGCCTTCCGCGTCCTCAAGCCAGGCGCACCGGTCTGCCTCTTTTCCGACTGGCGTCAAATGCCGCTGACCACTGACGCCCTGCAAGGTGTGGGATTCACTTGGCGGGGTGTCGCGGTATGGGACAAGACCGAGGGCATCCGCCCGCAACTAGGGCGGTTCCGCGCCCAGGCGGAGTTCATCGTATGGGGCAGCAAAGGCGACATGCCGGCGCCCGAAGGTGCGCGTGTTCTGCCTGGCGTGTTTCGGCACTCCAACAAACACTCAGAGAAGCTACACGTAACCGGTAAGCCCATCAGTCTCATGCGCGATGTGGTCCGGATCTGCCGCCCGGGCGGTCGCATCGTGGAGCCCTTCGCCGGGTCGGGGTCGACGCTGGTGGCGGCCGAGCTGGAGGGCTACGAATGGGCGGCGAATGAGGGCGTGCCGACCATCGCCGAGATCGCTAGCCGCCGGCTCCAAGAGGCGCGGCACGCTTCCAACACGGGCTGCCAAGGCGGATAATTATCCCTTTGGCATTTTGTCGGAGGCCCTATGGAAACACTGTCCTTTTGGTTTTCCGCCGTGATGAGCGGCTTGGTTCTGGCAGTAGGTGTCGCGGTGCTTTGCTTTCTGACGAGCTTCTTCGTGTATCAGATGGATTGGCCGGAATGGACCACCTGGGCGATACCGGGCGTCGTGGTGCTGATCGTCGTTGTTTGGCCCCACGGCTACTACGTTGCCAAGGAACTGATCTGGGGCTGGGACTACCGCTCACTGATCATCGGGCAGGAGCGTATTTCGCTCGCCGATCGGGCTATGTTGGTGGGCGTGCGCGTGTTTGCGGGCGCGCTTGGCTTCGTCGCCGGGCACATCAGCCGGGAGCGGTTTTTCGGGGTGAGGTAA